ATAGGAGATAGTAGACACAAAAATAATAAAAATAGGGAAATATAGATATAGGGAAAAGGGGAAATATCCCTATATCTATAAGTGGAAATAGGGAAATAGGGAAATAGGGATATTATTCAGAAAGTGTGCAAATTCACTGTTTACAAAGGATAATGCTTGTTGTAACGTAGTAAACAACAAGCAACATTCTACAAAACAAAACATATTTTGATAAATCAAATCTACATAAATAGATCGGTAAGACAATTGAATATGAACACAAAACAAAAAGCCACTCCCATATGCTATCGGCTACCAACCTTTAGCGGGAATGACTCTTCTAGCTAGTGTACCACCACTTTGCTAGAAATTAACTGTATTAACCTGCAGTGTTAACGTTTAAGAAGTGTACCACCACTAACCTTAAACAACTATGCCTTTTCACGAGGCTTCTTTGATATACCCATTTTATCTATTGTTTGACTAAAATTCAACTAGTAAATGCTAGAATTGTATTTTTTGTAGTCAAAAGATATATAGCGGGCATCTCTAAACCTAGAAGTCTTGTGGATCTACAGGCCATTTAGGAATTGGAGATGCCTTTTTGTTTTTTGTTCGCGTGGAATTGCCTGATACCACGTAAATAAAAACTGATAAGCCGTAATTCCGTGCTTCTATATAGAGGGAACGTGTTACGTGCGTGGCTAGCTGTTGGTCGTGCAGGGGGTACAGAGTATACGCCTACAAGAACAGCACTCCTCATTAGAATCCTGTTCTTCTGGTGAGGGAGGGCGAGAACTTGCCCAGGGACGATTCTCTAAAAGGTTCGGGTGGTTATCGTTAGCATTACGGTGCTAGGGAGTACATTCAGTTTGTCGTGTAGGGACGATATTACAAGGACAAGCCATAGAAAAAGGATGTATGCGGTGAAAATCGCTGAGTGAACAGGGTCTATACATACGGATACCTTATAAGTGACCGCATGGCGAAAACAAGACGCTTATCCATCTATTTTGATCGATTACTTTTTTGTGATCTTTCAAAGTAGGGGATAAATCTGCCTTCCAGCCGTGTTCCATATTCGTTCCCACATGATAAAAACCCTCAAGACCTCCAGTCAAGATTAATTACGAAGAAAAGATGAAAAACTTGAGATTGTTTAAGACCTGGGGGAATAACATACCTGAATAAGAACAAAGCTTCGCAGTACCACCATTTACTTCACTAAAAAATAAGTGTAATAGAGAATGATTGAAATATTGTAGCTAGTCTGTTTATAGATGATCAGTTTTAATATTTCACATTTAGTTAAGGTACTTTTTGGGTAACGACAGTAATGAAAATAAGGATTAAATTAGATATATGAACTTGATAAACAGAAGGATTATTGTTTGGTTTTGAATTGTGTTTTATCAATCAGATATAGTACGTGAAATTTATATTTATTTATAAGAACATACTATTTGTTTGATAAATTTTTATTAGATTTGTATATTGTGGGTGTAAATGATTTAAAAAGGGTGATGAGAAAATATAAAACCTTTAATTTTGTATATGCTTATTATATTTCAGCGGGATGCGTATTGTATAATGGAAACAAGCCCATCGTATTGGCGTACGAAAGGCTTGAAGGGTGGTGAATCTACAATGGATGCAGACACTGTTACAGCAATTGCGACATTGCTTTTAGTTGTTCTTGGAATAATACAAAATAATAAAAAATAGTGATGATAAAAAGCTTTCAGTATTGGCGTACTGGGGGCTTTTTATCTTTATATTTGCCAAAAGTATAGCATGTAATGCAATGTAACTACAAGATTAAGGACGTGTTGTGCTTCCATCCTTAAATAAATTATATTCGATAATATTCATAAAGAAAAGACACCCTAAGGTGCCTTCCTCCGACTTGAACCACTTTAATTTTAATAATATGTATTGGACGCCAATCCAATTATTATTTTACCACGTTAAGTAATATTGTACATTGAGAAATTTGGTATTCCTCTTTATTTAAACGTAAAAAGTCCTAGAGGGGCTAGGACTTTTTGGCAGAATGAAAATGATTCAAAAAAGGACTTGTATAACGTAACATATGAATGTTTCATAAATGTATCGTAAAAGTGAACAAAATCTATATTTTGTATATTAGTCTTGCAAATCTAATTCATTGCTAAGGTCTAGGCACTCTTTATATAAATTTATACTGTTCATTTTCAGATGGTTGGTACCATTAGTTATCTCCTCAATGTTGCTTTTCTGTTTTTCGGCTATATCAGCACTGAAAATTGAAAATAATCTTCGATAGGTATTAAAAAATGATGTATATTGTCTGTTTAAATAAGCTAATTTTTCCATTTGTTTGTGTGATATTTGATTTATGTCATTACTATAGGAAATAATTTCATGAATAATATTCTTAGACATATCAAGATACAAATCTATTTCTCTAATAGACATATCAATTTTTTGGTTTGTAGTTGTAGCAGTTGCTAAATCGTACAGTTCTTTGTGTTTCTCTTCTAATATATCTATCTTTTCTTGAGCAACAGTGGCTATATCGTTAGATTTATCGATTAATATGTCTAATTGCTCTATTCTCAAATTTGATTCAGTCAAGTTATCTGCGGTTTGTTGTTTTGCTGTTTCAATTTCCGCTAATTTTTCTGTGGCTAAATGTAACGTATTTTCTGCTTCTTCAATTTTTTTCTTAGCTTTACGCTCTAAAAATTTAATATAAATGAAGGCCACAGACGCGAGAGTTATAACGACTCCTGCTCCCCAGGTAACCCAAGTGACTATACTTGATATTTCCCCTTGCAAGAATGTTATTTGGCTGTCTTTAGCAGAAATGATCTTATCTTGTACATCCTTTACAGTCTCTAAAGACTCAACTTTCGTTTGTAACTTGCTCAATTGTTCTTTGATTTGTTCGTTAGATATTGTAAATAAAGTCAATTTCACTGTTTAATCCCCTTTTTATAAATTCATAATTAAAAGCACTCTTTCGAGTGCCTATTTTCGTTTAATCCCTAGTTTTGATTCTACCTCAGTTAAATTAGCAACCGCACTAAGTAATTTCTCATCGGAAAGTTGAACTGATTTTTTTGATTCTTCCATTCTACTTTCCATAGGAGCTAGTCCTTTTATCCATTGGGTTACGACACTAGCTGCATTACTTCTATAATTGATTGCTAAACCCAATTCAACTTTGAATTTATCCAATTTCTCTTTTAAGATAGGATCATTTATTTTTTGGATATCTTTTAAATTTGTATTCTTCTTTGATAAATCATCATATCTACTAGAAACGATGTCCATTTTTTCTTTTAAAGCACTTGGACTAACCGACTTTGGATCTTTACTAGCTTGCGCCCATATTGGTCGCCATTCTTGATTCCATATCTGATCATATTCTTTTATCATGGCATCAATTTTCGGTTTGATTTCATTTTCGTATGTAGATTTATCGGAATTCAAGTCTGCCTTAGGTTGTTCTTTGCTTTTTGTCTCTTTTGGTTCCGGCTGTACTTTTGAAGTGTCCTCTTTCGGCTTCTCTTCTTTCTTAACTTCAACAGTCGCCGTTTTAGTTTCCTTGTCTTTAACTTCTTCTTTAGGAGAAAGGTAATAAAAAACTATAGTTAACATAAAACACACTATACCCGAAATAAGATACTTCCCTTTACTTTGATAGTTCTTGGTAGCTTTACTCATAAGTACAAAGGAAGCAATAGTGGCTACAAAGAATATGGCTAATAATACTCGCATGTAATTACCTCTTTCAGTTTATAAAATGTAAGATTTCCGAAATAAGCATAACAAATTCAGTTACAACTATTTTGTCATATTTTGTCGAAGAAAAATAAAAAACAGGACCAAATAGTCCTGTTGGTAGGATTGGTAAAATTATGTAAAATTTTACCTCTTTCCTTTGGAAAAGATTTCTTTTATGATGAAATCAAATCACAATATTTCATTATTCTCACCTAAGAACTTTACATAATGATCAAGTTGCTTACAGAAATTCTCTCTTTGGCTTTCAGATAACGCCCCATACGTTTTTTGAACACCAATCAGAGTATTACGTAGCCTTTCATCATCAGAAGCGTCAGTGCGTCCAGTAAGCGCATCTAACGATACATTAAAGAAGGAGGCGAGACGAAACAAAGTTGTAAGATCTGGTTCAGAAAAACCATTTTCATAGTTGTTAATTTGGCTACGACTAAGGTTTAGTTCATGAGCCAAATCAGCTTGTCTAAGCGAACGACTTTTCCTAAGATTTTTTAAAGTTTCACCTAAAGTTTTCATACTATCAGTATAGTTATAGACATATCGATATACTATAAATGATAGATATATTGTCTAATGTAGTATAATGATAGAAAAATAATCATAATCCTGAAATAAAATAGAACAAAAGTTCGATTTTGTGGTAAAATATGCATGTGAGGTCTTTATTACATCGCATGCATAATTGCATATTTAATTTTCATGGTATCTGATAAACGTTGGTATATAACGGTTTTACAACTTTCTCAACAATTATCAGATAACTGCATGACTGAAATTTGCCAAAAATGTGATATTATGAAAATAATAAAATAAACGGACGTAAAAAAGACTCACAGCGTGTATAAGTAGTGTTAGCGCACTCTTATACCGCTTTCCCTACCTCAGCTAGGGAAAACACTTACTGCAAGTCTTACATAAATTATAACACATCTTTTGAATGTAGTGACGCGTTTTCCTCTAAATGTAACAAATTGGGTATAACGTGTCTTTTGTTCCGGAAAAAGGGGAGCAAATACCATGCATGATACTTTAGAAATCAGTAAAGAAGAAAAAGCACTTTTGTTAAAACAAAAAAAAATTAAAACTTTAAACAAACTGATTGTTAAACTGGATTCCGAATTAGCCGCTCAAAAAATTACGTACACACAGCTATCTAAAGTTTGGGGAATTAGTGTTAGTGGTGTCTCTGATGTGTTTCGAGGAGAGAGAGAAATAAGTCTTTGTTATCTAGCTAAAACTTTGGTACTCTTATATGAAAACCACAAAACCAGACGAGATATGTTAGAGACTTACTTAGATGTAGCAAAACCAGAAAACTCTCGTGAAGCTATGGAATATTTATCTCTAAGAGGCGAATTTGATTTGTTAAAAACCTTGATAGATCGAGAAAAAAATTCTGATACAGAAGAGAATGCGGAATGGGCATGCGTGTATGATTTGATATACCTTAAATCACAAGAGGGAATAGAATTACCTGATTACCATGAAGAACTCGAAGAAATGAAAGAGAAAAATCAAAATGCAGATATGCAAGTATTACTTGGTATATTACTTTGTTACACATCTTATCAATTAGGTGATTATAGATTGTTAACAAAGCGTATGACCAAATTAGAGAGAAAAGTATCTAAAATTAAAAATAAGTTTATAAAAAAGTGTCACAATGTTCGTATTAAAGAAGGGTTAGCATCTATCAAATTAACGAGCGATGAGCTTCAGGAAGTAAGAGGGATTTGCGATAAGGTTCTGATATTATGCGAGAATGAACCACATTTATTAATTAATAAGGCAAGAGCGCTTTGGTTAAAAGCTGAGTCTTTTATATTTGATGACTATGAGCAATCATTAATGCTTTTTAATGATGCGTTGGCGATATTAAATGATAATATCAATCCAGAGATAATTAAAAAAAGAAAAGCAATCATTAAAACAATACAATTTTTGAAGATTTATCATAATCGAGATTTAGATACATTAGGCATTATGGAAGATGGAGAGCGTGCTTTTTATGAAATAAGAATGGGCAATTTCGACCGAGCTGTTGAAATTTTAATGTCGATTAAAAATAAAAATGGCGAGCTATCATCTTTTGAATTGGTGTACTTAGGGATGGCTAAAAACGAGCGGGAGATCATTAAGCGAGGGTTACGGAAATTCGAGGAAAAAAACTCGTTATTTTATGCTAGATTCGCCAAAAAAGAGTTGGGTCTCATTTGAAAAAATGGTATAATATACTTATGAGAGGTGAAGTCTAGTGAAAAAGATTTTAGCTATTATCCCAGCTCTTGTAGTAGCAGGTGCATTAATTCTTGGCCCTGTTGCTGACAAAGATCAAAAATCAACAGCTGCTCCAACTGAAGGGGAAATCGTTTTATATTCAAACGATCCTGGTGTAGGTTGGTAATATATATACTTATAGAAATGCGATCGTCTTGAAAAAGATGGTCGCATTTCGTGCGTTATAGAGATTTTCTGTTTTTGCTAAAAAAAGCAAAAAGGGAAAGAATGTGAATTATTCACAAACTATATAGAGAAAAACGGGGGTTTTAGGGATGAAAAAAGAGAACTTAGAAAACGTAGTAGCGACAGAAGTAAAGGAATTCGAATCACAATTACTAGAGGTTATGAAAGCAGCACATGAAGGCGATGAAAAATCACTTGAAATTATATTGAAAATGAAAAAGGCGATCGGTAGCTTCTAAGCCATCAATCGCCTGTTATTTTCATTAAGTCTTTAAATAACTTCATAATTTCCTTTTGTTTTTCTGGGTCTTTTTCTCTAAATTGAGTTATTAGTTCTTCAAATTCATCTTGAGCACTTGTAATAGGGTTCTTTTCATCAGATTCCCCTAGCACATAAGCTACAGATACATTTGCAAGTTTAGCTATATCTAAAGAAGTTTTTCTTGATGGGCATTTATCCATTTCTTCGTTTTCCCACATAGAAACTGCTGATTTACTTTTTAGTCCAAGTGCATTAATGAATTCAGATTGACTCATTTTTAGTATTTCAGTCCTGATTTCTTTAACCCTTTTACTAATTAACTGGTGATTCATTTGTTTTCTCCCCTTTATAACGTTCCATATACCATTATCTTTTGCGTTTGTACATTAAATATATACTCAATATATATTTAAAATGTAACAGAAAAGTTCACTCAAAGACAACCTTTTTAAGTTTTCTAAAGAAAATTAAATTTAGGGGTTCACAAATAGTGAACAGCGTGATATTATCAAATTAACGAAACGAACAAAGGTGATAAACATGAAATTAAATATAGAAAAAGCCAAAGCGTTACGCAAGAATCGTGGTTATAGTCAGGTTTATGTTGGTGATTATCTTGGATATTCAACAAAGTCTGCTTATTCACAACTTGAGTCAGGAAAGAGGCAACCGAGCTTATACAGACTAGGTTTACTATCTAAATTATATGGAGTTGCAGTCGATGAATTAGTAGAAGGTTAACGAAAAGTTAACTATTATTTTTTAACTAAACGTTCACGTTTTGTGAACTGATGGGAGAAAAGAAAAATGAATCAATTACAAGTTTTCAATAATGAAGAGTTCGGACAAGTTAGAACGGTGGTACAAAGTGAAGATGTTTGGTTTGTAGCTAAAGATGTAGCGGAGGTTTTAGGATACAACAATACATCGAAAGCTATTCAAATGCATGTTGATGAAGACGAAAAAGCTGACCTCCCAATTTGGGATGGCAGACAAAATCGAAACCAGAAAGTAATTAACGAATCAGGTTTATACTCTTTAATCCTTTCAAGCAAGTTGCCAAGCGCTAAGAAATTCAAAAAGTGGGTAACAAGTGAAGTGCTTCCTTCTATTAGAAAACACGGAACATACATGACGCCGAAAACAATCAACGCTCTACTTCAAGATCCAGACTTAATTATCGGTCTTGCATCACAACTTAAGCAAGAACAACAAGCGAGACAGGTTGCAGAGCAAAAGAATCTTATGTTAACACAACAGATTGCAGAAAACGCATCAAAAATTACATACCTAGACCAAATTCTTCAATCGCAAGATACAGTAACAGTTTCGCAGATTGCAGCTGACTATGGTTTGTCAGCAATGAAGCTTAATAAAATCCTAAATGATGAAAAAGTACAGTACAAAGTAAATAATCAATGGTTACTTTACTCCAAACATCAAAATAAAGGTTATACAAAATCGAAGACAGTTGATGTAGTGCATACAGATGGTAGCAGATCAGTAAAAATGAACACTCGTTGGACGCAAAATGGAAGACTCTTCATCCACGAACTTCTAACGAAACGCGGAATCATTCCAGAAATGGATAGGGAGGCGGTTTAAATGATGGAAGAAAGCACATTCTCACATTTAATGATACTGGTGGCAGTTATCGGCCTTGCAGGTTTCATTCAAATTATGGAGTTCATAAACAAACGGATTATGAAGGATGAAAAGTGATGGATAAACAGCAGCGTGACGAATACGAACAAAAGAAACTAGCATGGATCATAAAGGATTTAAGAGCTAAAGGGATACATAACAGCGCAGATAAGGTTGAGGAAATGCATAAAGAGTTCATCACTCTAGCTAAATAGGACAAGCCTTCGCTTGTCGGAATATTCAGGGATTTAATGGTATCCCCCACCTAGTAAATGGGTTCCTGAATATTCCGATGCGTGAAAGCATCAAAACAAAATAAAAAGAGCCGACTACGCCTAATAATCGACTCTTTTTGAAAAGAAATGACTCAATATTTGAATCTCTATTATATCACAGTCAATAAGGAGTGAGAACCTATGTTAGATAAAAATCAATCAAAAGTCGTCCTTCCTTCATGGGTATGGGAGGGCGTGAAAAACGAAAAAGAAGCGAAATTAAGAGCGACTGAGTACATCACTCCTGATCGCTATCCAGGATACAAAATAATCAAGGTTCAGGGCGATATAGCGTTATGCGAAAGGGAGAATGCATGATGATACCAATTCGAGTTAAACGAGGATCAAAAAAAGAGTTAATAAAAGCGGTACGTGAGTTAGAAAAACGTGGATTTGATTATGTAACTCCAATTAAAACGGTCTATAAAACAACAAAAGATTTTGTATATAACGAAAACAAGAACATTAAAGGCGGCTATAAATTCTACGGAATGGAAGAATACGTCTCTTATGAATGTTGGATGAAGAAGGTGAACTAAATGGCAGACGTTAAATGGATAAAGCTATCTACTAGCATGTTTGAGGATGAAAAGATTCGATTGATTGAAAGTCTACCAGATGCAGATACATTACTAATCATTTGGATTAAATTGTTGTCTCAAGCAGGGAAAACAAATGCCAGTGGTTACATTTTTCTGAGTGAGAATATTCCTTTTACAGAAGAAATGCTATCAACTCTTTTTAATAGGCCAATAGCAACTGTAAGACTTGCACTACAGACTTTCAAGCAGTTTGGAATGATAGATGTTACTGATGATCAGTACATATGTATCTCAAATTGGGAAAAACATCAGAACATAGATGGGTTAGAACGTGTAAAGCAATTGAATGCAGAGCGGAACAAGAAATACCGTGAACGCAAGAAACAACAGCAATTAGCACTAGAAAATAAAGGTGGAGAAAGTGACGCTTGCGTGACGTCACGTGACGATACAGATATAGAAGAAGATAAAGAATTAGATATAGATAAAGAAAAAGATAAAAAGAAGAAAGAAAAACCTTCTCGTCACAAGTTTGAAACTTGCGACGCCAATGGGGCTAAGTATTTGTTTGAAAAAATTAAGGATAATAACCCTAAACAAAAAGAGCCCAACTTCGATTCATGGGCGAATGAATTTAGATTAATGCGAGAACGCGATAACAGAGAACCACAAGAGATTAAAGATGTTATTGATTGGTGCCAAGCAGATCCATTCTGGCAAGGGAATATCTTATCTCCTAAGAAACTACGCGAAAAGTTCGACCAGTTAACAATTCAAATGAAATCTAGAAAAGGAGCGAATAACAATGCAGAGAGCGATAGCGGCAGTACCAGACGCTATAGCCAAAAGGGTCAATATGACTATGGCTTCTGATACTTGTGAAACTCATAAAATGACAAAAATGAATTTCAAAGGACAAGTTGTATGTCCTCGGTGCTACCTTGAAAACGAAAGTAAAAAGCTTCAAGAACATGAACAAACAAAATGGGAAGCTGATCAAACGAATAAGCAAAAACACTTATTCCATCAAAAAAGCATGATTGCCGATAGCAATATCAAAAAAGCAAACTTTGATAACTACCAACCTACTAGCGAGGAAGGAGCGAATAACCTTGAACTTGCAAAGGTCATCGCAAAGGATTATCGCAATGGAAAGATATTTAATACGATTATGGCAGGGAATTGTGGCGCAGGGAAAACACATCTTGCTTACGCTATTGCAGAAGAACTCGCAGGAGCTGGCATACCAGTCGTTTTTGTCACAGTCGGTGAATTACTACGAAAAATTAAGAGTACATTCAAAAAAGATTCCTCCTTAACTGAGGATGAAATTATACGAACGTTAGTACAAGCTGAAGTATTGATAGTTGATGACTTGGGAGCGGAATTAGGTGCATTAGACACCGATACAAAAGCAACAAACTTCATTAATAGGGTGCTGTTCGATGTTTTTGATGGAAGGCAAGGTAAATCTACTATCTTTACAACGAACCTCACAGGAGAGCGTTTAGAGGGTGCATACGATGAACGAATTGTATCGCGTATCTTCAATGGGTTTAGGGCACTAGTTTTCAAAGAAACAAAGGATTATAGAAGAAAAGTTCTACCATTCTAAGGGGGGGTATAAAAATGTTATTCGGTGATGTACAAGCCCCATCCAAGCCATATTGCGATATATGTGGTGCTGCAATTGATAACATCGACATTCATGAAGTGTATATTGAAGAAAAAAAGATTACAGCATGCTCAATTTGTTACGGCGATCCAACCGTTAGAAGAATTGAAACGAAAACACTGTTTGACTTAATCAAAGCGGTAGGAAAACGTTATGGGTACCGGAAGAGCATAAGGGAAGTACACCAGTTAATTGAGGAAGAAAAAATCAGTATTGAAATTGACGTGTTAGAAAAAATGGAAGGGCAGTTATTGCGACAGCCAACAGATAAAAAGATTGAATTTTCAGATAAAGAATTGCTATACATCTTCAACAAACTGCGTTTAAACATAGCTGGTCATAACAATATGGCTTTTGCGGTAGCTCAGATATCAGATCAAAGAATCGAAGTGGTAATTAGAAAGGATGACGATTATGTGCGCGTGTAACGGAACTGGAGTGATTCAAAATGGTGTTGGAATGGGAATGTATCAATTTGGACCATGCGTTTGCGAGGCGGCGAATCAGACGCCTGAAGAGGTAGATAAAAAGCGTCATGTCGTTATGGCGAGATTAAGAGCAATTCATCAATTACAAATGGAGGGGAAATGGGATGGGGAAGTTCGAAACGGCAGAACAGCTTGAGAATTACACGATTTCACAACAAACGAAAAAGTATATGAAAAAAGAGCGACAGAAATTATATATACCTCTTGAAAAGTATGATCTTGTATTTAGCGATAAAGAAGTAAACCACATGAAAACATTGTGGAAAGAAAACAAATCTCTGGCCGAGATATCTGGGGAAATGGGACGTCATGAAATGGAAATAGCGGTCCTTATAATGGACCAGGGTGATAAACAAAGAATAAACAAACGTCCAATGGGGTTAGGGGCATGAAACAGTTAACACTTGAGGATGTTGTAGGAAGTTTTGATTATACTGCGACAAGTACTGCAGAGCAATTCTTAGCGAAGCCACAGGGAATCCCTACTTACACCGTGGATTTCTTCGATAGAGACCTTAGGCAAAAGTTACGGTGGTTCGAAGCGAAGTCAAAGAGCGAAGCCGAAGGAATGGCTAGGAAGAAATATGGACAAATACAGATTGTTAACACATACATCTCAGATCGATCTCTAAAAGAAATTATGGAGCTAGATTAAGAAAGGGGAATGGGGAATGGATGTAATGAATTTTCAAACTGCAAAGGATAAGTTGGAAGACGTTTTAAATAGCGGGCGAATGACTACAAAAGCCAAAGAAGATATTAAAGCAGTGGTAGACATGTTAACAGAAAATCTAAGACGTTACGAAACGAGAGATAACGCAAAAGAATTGGGATTGCAAACTTGTTATAACAACCCTTCCATTTCGAGAGATATACAGAGAGCTGTGAGAGTATTACAAACACATCCAGCTCAGTACGACATTGCTACAGATGATTTGAAAAAGTTACAAGCAATGCAAGAAGACATCTTACATGCGTTAGAACTACTGAATGAAGATGAAAATCAGTTGATGAAATACATGAAGGACTTAATTAATGTGAGGAAACAACGTAGGGCTGCAAAAGATTACTTAGAAATCGCTACTCCGCTCAAAAAGTTAGTAAATAAGTACCCTAATATTGGTAAAGATTTAAACCAATGTTTAAAAAGCGCAAGAGAGATTGAAGAATTTCATAAAAAAAGAATATACACACCTCGTGAATTAACTGCTATAGAAGAAGCGTTTAAAAAATTAGAAGTAGTTTAGGAGGAAAAAACGAAATGACTTTAAATCGTTGGTTAACTGATGAAGAACGTGCAAGAGCAGCTGCTAACGGAATAAATACTAAAACACTATACTATCGTCTCTATAGATCGGATAAGTGGGAACTAGAGGAAGCTCTAACAGCTCCGCCCGGAACAGTGAGACATAGCTATAAAGGGAAATACACTGACTTGCTTAAACTCGCTGCTGAAAACGGAATATGTAAAGAAACATTTTATAACCGATTGAACGGCGGATGGAGTCGTCATGACGCTGCAACAAAACCTGTTAAAAGAAGAAACAAATTAGCGGCTAAATGGCTAGAAATTGCTAAACAGAATGGGGTTGGTTACCAAACATTCATGTCCAGGATTAACACTCGCAAGTGGGATGCAAAAAAGGCAGCCACAACTCCAACGATTAGGACAGGGCGGAATTGCTCAGTGAAGGTTAAGGAGGAATCATTGTGAATTGTTATGGACCTGTTATAACCGATGAAGATTACGAGAAAGCAGCGGGGAGAGGCATAACGAAAACAAATGTTTACCAACGAGTTCATACGTATGGATGGAGCATTGAACGAGCGATAACAGAACCGCTAAGAAGTAAAGGGAATCCAGGTAAGCACAGCAAGATGCTAATTATTGCCGAGTCTTTAGGGATTAGCGCATCAACATATTTTAGAAGATTGAAAAATGGTATGACGCCAAAAGATGCAGCAATGAAGCCTAAAGGACACACTACCCATCTAGAGCTTGCAAGGGAAAATGGTATCAATGATATTTGCTTCTATAAAAGAGTGGAAAGAGGAATGCAACCTTATTTAGCAGCAACGAAGCCAATGGCTAAAAGAACGAGGAGAAAGAAACAGATAAGCTAGGAGGAAATATGGATAGGAAACAAGTTTTCATCGACGTCTTATTACATAAAGGGATCTACAAGGAAGAAGAGACAGGACGTCAGCTTTATGAAATGAGTGAGCAAGAATTGTTCAAATTGATAAAAGGAGCTGGAAGCTATGAGAGAAGCGATTGAAGAGTATATTGAACAGTTACAGTTATCAGCAGTGGAAAACAGAAAGAGAGCAGACAAAGCTTATGATGATGAGGATTTAGGACTTGCTGGGTATTACAAAGGGCAATGGATCGCGAATGAGGAAACGGCAGTTAAATTAAAGGTTATCTTATCTAAATATAAGGAGGAAGAACAATGAAATATACAGAGCATGGCACTTACGAAATTACTAAATTATTAGCAGAAGCGAAGGAGAATGAAGAAAATGGCAACTAAGATCGTTATGTACACGGGAACAACTTGCAGCAAGTGCAAAAGAAATGCTTACGAATACACCACCAGGTCATGAGGTTGAATTGTTTGAAAGAAATGTAGATGAAAGTGAATTTGATAAAGATTTTATGATTAACGTTTTAGAGTCCAATACGTTACCTACTTTTATTCTGAATCCAGATAGTGAAGACAATGAGGTTTTAAGAGGTTTTGATGAAAACATAGGGAAAATCATGGGGCATTTAGGACTGTAGGAGGGATTGCGTGAAGAAAGAAACGCTCGTACAAGTTAAAAGCGAAATTATAACTAATCAAGAGGAAATAAATAAGTACGAATATCACCTAGTAATGTTGGATGTCGAAAGAGAAAAGACGAAGAAAAAGATTGAAGGATTAAAAGAACGTAGAGAAACATTATTAAATTGCTTATAAGGAGTGGACGGAATGAAATTAAGAACAAAGATTAAGAGAGTAAGAGATGTGGAGTTGCCACGATATGCGAAACCAGGGGATTCGGGTTTTGATCTTGTAGCAGCAGAGGACACAATTATCTGGCCAGGCGAAACGAAAGTTGTTCAAACTGGATTGGCATTTGAGATTCCACTAGGATACGAATTGCAAGTGCGCCCGCGTAGCGGTATGACGCGTAATACGAAGTTGAGAGTTGTCCTAGGTACGGTGGATAGTGGATACCGCGGTGAAGTCGGAGTGTTGGTTGATAACAATGAAAGACCAATAAGTTTGAATATGAAAGCTCATGTAATCGAAAAGGGTACACGCATCGCTCAAGGCGTCATAGCGCCAGTAGTAACAGCTCATTTTGTTGAAGTGGACGATCTATCAGAGAGTGATCGTGGCACAGGTGGATTTGGAAGTACAGGCGTAAAGTAAGACAAAATTCTTATTTGGGAGGAAATAGATATGATGAAGGTTTTTAAAATGAATGATTGCGATTGGGTTTGTGCTGAAACGGAAGAGCAAGCTAAAGAGTATTACAAGAAAGAATGTGGTTTTGATGATGATGAAGTTAATGAGCATTTCGAAGGGGAGGTAAGTTTAAATACCATGATGCATGTAGATGCAGATGACTTGCCAGAAGAAGAACTTACTAAATGTCAGCAGATGACTAAGTACGGCGATACATTGTTGGTCTTAAAACCGTTCAAATGGGTAATTGAACACGAGAATATTACAAGTCCTTGTGTTATAGCTTCAACAGAATACTAAACAAAAACGCTATTTTAATAGAAAAGGAGAATGAAAATGGAGGGCCAGTTAATTCGCGAACAAACATATAAAAGTCAGTATGATTTAGAAAAGGCAGTAGAAAAATTCTACGATAGTCTCCCGGAGGAATTCGGAATGTTAGAGGACGAGGATATCGAGAAGTTTGATCATATAAGCGGAGTATTTGAGGCGACGGCCGTAATGGAGAATGGTTTGAAATTGAAGGTAGAAATATTCTTTGCGGATGATGCAGACGAAGATGAATCATGGGTTTGTAAAGCTTATCAAGTAGCTTAATAAAAACTTCATTTTAGTAGCAAAGGAGAGTTAGATAATGAACTTAAAGGAGTACGTCGTTTATAAAGGTGAATCATTCGTATGTATTGGAACTGCAAAGGAATGCGCTCAACATATGGGCGTACTTCCTGCAACAGTTCGTTATTATACAACGCCAGCCTATCAGAGGAAGTTAGCGAAGCGGAAGAAGGCTAAGAATTACTTAACTGTTACGGTTCTTGAGGAGGATTAGATGAGTATTTTTGATAAAGATTTCACAAATGCTGTAGTTATTTTGGAGGGTAAGAAATACAAGGTTTCAAAAATAGATGTAATAGATGTATCGGATCAAGAAAATAAACCAGACGGAACACTTCAAATTACACATGTTATCTATGGATTTGAAATGCCAGTTTACCTAGTTATAGATAATGAAGATTCATCTTTTGTGTTTGGGATGTTTGTAGGAGAAGGGATTCCGTTATTCGTACCAGTTACTGATGAATCGGTGTTTAATAAAGCATCTGAAGTGTTAGCTTCATTGGAAGATATCGAAAACTAAACAAAAATTTCATTTTGTAGAAAAGGGGAATGGATATGAAAGTATTTAAAATGAATGATATTGATTGGGTTTGTGCTGAAACGGAAGAACAAGCAAAGGAATATTACAAAGAAGAATGTGGTATTGATGATGAAGATTTAAACGAATACTTCGAAGGAGAAGTTAGTTTGCAAGAAACGATGCATATCAACGTTGATGACTTACCTTATGAGGAGCAACAGCAGTGTCAAACAATGATGCATAGAGGTGGGGAGTTGGTTGTTTTAAGATCTTTCGAATGGGCGATAAAACAAAATAACATTACAAAACCATGCGTCATAGCTTCAACAGAATATTAAAAGAGCAGCTAGCAAAAGCTAACTGCTCATGTAAGGAAAACGGAGAAAGATAACCATGTGTCTATAGTATTGACGGAATATTGAGTTTTATTCAGGGGAGGAAGAGGAAAATGAAAGTAAAAGATATGGTTTTAAACCAATTTGAAAAAGAAGGTAAATACGAAATTACAACTTCTGATGAAGATGAAGGATTAGTGAAATATAAGTGCACAGTTAAAGCGATTGACTCTACATCTATATTTGCAACGTTTTTTGAAATGGACGGTGAAGAATGTGATTTCGCAGCATGGGTTAATTGGAGAGAAATAGTTGCTCTAGATAAAATCCAAACAAAATAATCCTTTTAATAGAAAGTGAGAAAAATATGCTAGGAAACAATAAGATTTATAAACATTTATTTTCAATATTAATTGCACTTAATTTCGGATTAGCAATTCATGCAACAATACAACAAAAATGGTGGAGTGTTGCAGGGTTATTAGGAAGCGTTACGTTATTAATAGCCATAGTACTTGTCGTAAAGGAAGGTAAGGTTAATAAATTCTCAGCGGCATTATTCACAGTAACAGCTGTAGAAAATGGATTAGAGGTAGCTAAGCAATTCCTATCGCATGATTACGCAGGTTCACTTTGGGATATAGCATCAATCGTAATATGTGTTTATTGGATGAGACAGTATTACGTTGAGGAGGAACAACATGATTAAATTCACAGTACTAGGGGAACCAGTTGCTCAAGGTAGACCAAGGGCAGGAATTCTTAACGGAAAGATAAGTATGAGAGATCCAATGAAATCAAGAAACTTTAAGCAGTATGTAGGATTAGTAGCTTCACAGTATGCACCGGAGAAATTATTAGAAGGTCCATTACAACTTGAGGTGAAGGTGTACAAGCCTTCACTCAAGTCCTTCTCTAAAAAGAAAGCATTAGCAGCAGAAGAAGGATTACTAAGACCTACAACAAAACCTGACGTTGATAATTATGTGAAAGGTGTGAAGGATGCGCTAAACAAAGTCATATGGAATGATGACAGCCAGGTAGTGGATTTAAAGGTAAGTAAATGGTATTCAGAGAAGCCGCGTGTTGAAGTGTTTATAAAAGAAATTAAGGGGTGAGCGTTATAAAAAGATACGAAGGTACAAGAGAGTATATGTTGTTCCGAAAAGAATCAGGATTTGGAGATAATCAGTGCGTTACGGTATTCGATGTATTTACGTATCAGGAGTTAATGGACCATTTAAATGACGGGTGGAGGTTTAGTAGTGGAATAACAGTTGGGCAAAAGACAGCTTAATGGATAGCGGAACAATGCGCAATAGTGTGGTGGGGGCTATGTTAATGCGCGATGTTCCCTTATTCAACAAAGAGATAGTAAAATTTCACGTACCTTACGTGATGTTAAAAAGACAAATTCAGAAATAGGGGGATTCCTTCATGGAGAGACAATTAACTTTATTACCGGCTGTAGATGATAAGAAAGTACAAAAGGAAGTAGTAAGTGTATTAAAGGAGTACAGAGCACTCAAGATGCGATTTAGCAATGATGTGGAGCAGGAAGGAATCAGTTTATTCCCTGAGTTACGCGATTCAAGGAATACAAGTAAATGGAAGGTGCAGCAGGTAGAGAAAGCACTTCACAATTTATTAGATGAAGATGAGCGGAATATTGTTGAGCGTAAGTTTCTGACTAATGAGAGAGTAAAAGATTCAGATGTTTATCATGATCTACTGCTTAAGAAGACATATTTCTATGAGAAGAAGCAGAGTGCGGTTAAATTGATTGCTACAGCGCTTGGAATCATCTAAAAATAGCGAACAAAACGCGAACTTTTTGGGGGACTAAATAAAATGCTAAAAATTATAAATTATATGTACAAGCCCTTTGACAACCGCATATCGAAGAGGATTAGTACACCTATAAGTGAAACGTTCTTATGCGAGAATGTCACGGTAACGTATACCGCATAGTAGGGCGGGCAAGGCGGTACGAACCCGCGTTAAGACGAAAAGACCAATGAATGTATTACAATGACATATTCCAGTGTGGCGGGTGTGAAATAACTCGCATTCGTCATGCTGTTTCTAATTTGTATCTATCGTTCAACATAGAATCCACCTTCTGCGTTGAAAATAGATATAAATCTATTATTCCTGTCATGTTGATTTCTACGAATGGGAGTGTTGCTCATGATTGAGTGAACTCGTTCTAGAAAATCTATATGTTTTGGATTAATACATTTTAAAAGATCTGCTGTATACGTAGCCTGATGATAGTTCATATAGTAATTACTCACGATTCTTACTACATGGGCGTGTAGTTAGGGTGTAAAGAGACTAGTCACCTCTTTACTACAGCCAATATACATCCTGTCGTGTTTAATCCCCTTTTCACGATACATCCCCTATATTGGTTGTAGTAAGGCGGTGGAAAAAGGTAATACCGTCTTGATATGAATATAAAGATTGATTCCCTTTATATTCGACAATATTTATATCTCATCTGTCACGGGACGAAATATAATAAAAACGGTTTGCGAAGGCCATGCGACAGCCGAAGTGTTGACCGACTCTACGGAGTATAAACGAAGAGAGTCCCTAGCTCTCTTTGAACCGATGACAGCTCTTACGCATGGAGCAAACTACTGAACGTCGTCGGTTGAAAGAGGTTATGGAAGTTCTTGCCCTTCTCCCAGTCACCGAACGTAAAGCGCGTAGCTAATAAGAGCTAAAAAATTACATGATGCGGTGGCTTGGAGAAGGTTGAGAGTACTCAGCCTTGTTCTAAGAGAAACTTATGCCATTTGTTTTCTCTCTTTTCTCCAATCCCCTTAAAAGCTGTCACTTCGGTGATGGCTTTTATTTGTTATAATAGAAACAAGAGGTGATGAGATGTCTACATGGAATCCTGAATATAACCGTAAACACAATGTAACTATTCAGCCGCATGGACATAATTTAGATTTAAGTTACTGTACTCCAAATGTTGATTTTGGAGATATGACACAAGAAGAAATAGATCAATTACTTACTGCGTCTATACTTTATATTAAATCTGGGAAAAGTAATAAAAAAAGAAGTAACGGATTACTCAATCAAATAAATAAAATTCTAAAGCGCTCATAACGGGTGCTTTTTTTCTTTGTTATATAGAAATTACACATTAAACATTTATGCGGTGGCGGAATAGGTAGACGAACACATGTAACAGTGTGGAGTGCGGTGTCATCACTCTGGCAATGAACCTTGTTAACAGGTTTAATAAACTGACACTAAAATCATTGTCATGTAAGGTGCAAATCCTTACCCGCATATAAAACTGAACAAAATGGACATTTGGTTAGGAGGATAAAGTATGGACTTTGGTTCGGCATTAGAATTATTAAAGCAAGGCGAAAGAGTTGCACGTGAAGGCTGGAACGGAAAAGATATGTTTTTGTATTTGATTAAAGGCAATGAATTATCTAAGGGATTAAAATACGGATATGGTGAGTATGTAGGAGAACCTTCATTTGTAGATACTGTTGCAATGAAAACCGCACAAAATACAATTGTTGTTGGTTGGCTAGCTTCACAATCTGATATGTTAGCAAATGATTGGATTGAATTGTAATTGATTAAACCAATAGCAATTATTGTAGGCGCTGCCGTGATCTGGGTGGCGTCTTGTTTGTTGTTAAGGAAAGATAGACGCAAACGCGTTGCATTTTACAAAACAAACGAACACAACGAGCGAAAATAGAGGAGGGGGAAAATGAACTTAGAGTTATTTAAAGAGGAAGTCAATAAAAGAATGAGAGAAAAACATTTGAGAACGCCATTGGATAAAGACGGATGGATAACTGTTATGTATGAATGTATTTCTGTTTATAACGAGAACCGCGAAAAGGAAATATGTAAGTCTGTTGCAAAAGAGATGAGAACTGCGGAAAAATATAGATAGTTAACAAGGTGAAGTTTATGCAGGAAATAACGGTGATTAGGTGCTGAAAATGGCGTAAAATCAACAGTGCATAAAATCATGCATAAAGAATAAAAGAGTAATCCTTTAATGGCGGTGATTTCCCGAACAAACAACTTCCTATAGGGATAATTATGTAAACTAAATATGAATATTATTTCATTTCCCATGCATACAACGAATTTCGTTATGGATTTTTTAAAATATGATTCTTTTGAGGTGATTTCGTGCTGATCTATACAGTTATTATGTGGGACCATGCTGATACGGATATTATATTAGCTACCGCAGATAGAAAAGAAGCATTAAAAGAATTCGAATCATGTGTCGCATTCTCGCTGCAGGTTTGGGAAAAAGGTGAAGTTATAATTGAAATGATAAATAGTGAAGGTGAATACTTTGCTGATGGTGGATTAGAAAGATATCCAGAAAAAGGGCAACAGTTATTTAATGAGATAGTTGAACAATTACAGTAGCGAATCCGCTGCTTTTTTTAGTTTATAAAGAAAAAAGCCCAATACGGGGCTAGATACTTTTCTTCATGCCACATTTCCGGCATTCTCTTAAATAGATGAAATCTTTAACGGAACTTTTGAATGCGGTATTTCCGCAATTATCACAGCGACCACTGATTTTATCAGGATGTTCTGTGTAAGAGTATATCTTGCTGAGATTATACTTTTGTTCATGTTCTTTATTTTCCATTAGTCTCACCTACATATCAATCTGAATTAATACAGCTTTATCATAATAACATGAAGCGTTCATATAATGGATGTTTTTATTTAGCAAAAAGAACCCGCTGGAGTTCGGGTCCTTTCATAAGTGATGATGTTTTCTCGGCTTAGGAACTGAGAAAATACAAAAATATAATACATCGAGATTCATAGAATTTCAAGACTAAATTAGGGATTACCGCGAGGTGGGTGAATGGCTAAGGAATACGCAAAGAAATTCTATAAGTCAACAGCTTGGGAGAAGTGCAGAGAGTCATACATCGCTACAACATTAGATGGTATGTGTGAGCATTGCAAAGAAGTACCAGGATATATTGTTGACCATATTATTGAGATAACACCAGATACTATAGACAATCCGGATATCACATTGAATCATGAGAACCTACAGTACTTGTGCTTACCTTGTCATAACACTAAGACGTTTGGTAAAGCGGTATTGATTAGAGAAGATGTAATGTTTGATGAGAATGGTGATTTGATTAGGAGGGGATGAATAATGAATAAGTTTGTTTGTGTAAAATGTAGTGAGTTGTGGGAAAGTACTGAAGCAGCAAGAGATGGAGTACGTTGCGATAAGTGCAAGGGAAACAACAAGGTAATTAAGCCTGAGTCAACATACTTATGGTTAGATGTATTGAAGAAACAATTGATTGCAGATGTAGCAGATAACAAAATGATTAATGCTGTTGATCATGCACAAGTAATCATAAGAGAAAAGGTTACTGGATATGCAGATGAAAGAACAACTCTTATAAAGAGTGCATGCAATAATAAGACAACTGTTACTGAGTTACCAGAACGATATAGAGGTATTAAGTTAAGTGAGACATCTTTAAATATAAGAAATGAAATTATACAGAATGATATTAATTATTTAAAAGATATTACACCGGAGCAGATGGAATTGTTAGTGCAGCTATTCGAAAAAGAAAATAAGCGAAAGGCAAACCTATCTAACTATTCTACTTCTGATTTAATAGAAGACTTGAGAATAAGAGAAGATGTACATGTAGCTAAGACAGATGCAGAAGTATATAAGGTAGAAATAGATTTATTTAAAGCAAAGAAGTATACAATTGTTGAAAATAATTGTGATATGGAATTAGTAAAAAGACGAAGAGCTAGTTTAGATGAAGAGTTGAGGATTTTCGCAGGACAATAGCCCCCCCCTTTCAAAAAGAAACAAAGGGTCTATAGGGGGACCGAGAGGGGAGCTTCGTGTAACACACAGGTCATTTCGCGTGACCCCCCTACCCCAATACATAAAAAGTGAGGTGTTATTGATGGCGATAAAGAAAGAATTAACAAAAGAAGAACGAGTTAAGAAGGAAGTAAACAGACTTAAACGGATTTATAAAGAGATGCCAAAAGATACCCTCTTGGTTGTGGAGGGGTTAATTGTTGAAGCTGCAGACTTGCGTGTACGATTAGAAGATATTCGAAAAGATCTTGATGAGAATGGGTATGATGAAATGTTCTCACAATCAGAGAATCAAGATCCATATGAGAGAGAACGTCCACAAGCCCGACGTTATATATCGATGAATAAAAATTATCAATCTATCATGAAACAACTCGGCGATTATGTTCCTAAGATTCCACCAGAACCTAAAAAGAAAGATGATGGATTTGAATCATTCGTGAATAAACGTGATTGAATATCCTTTATCTTATAATCCGATTCTAGAATACTGGTACAAAATAAAAAATAAACAAGAAATAGTATCGGATAAAGTTAGGCGAGTTTATAAGAAGCTCGTTACTGATATAGGAAGTACCAAAAGTGAATGGGAATATAACGCTAACCGAGCGAATCATGCTATAGAATTTGTTGAGAATTTTTGCAAACATAGTAAAGGTAAAATGGGTGGAAAACCATTTTTATTAGAGCTATGGCAAAAAGCTATGACGGCCGCTTTATTTGGTTTTGTTCATAAAATAGATGGTATAAGAAAATACCGTGAGTTTATGTTAATTGTTGCCCGAAAAAACGGGAAATCGGCTTGGGGTTCTGCAATCGCTCTTTATTTAATGGTTGCCGATAATGAACCAGGACCAGAAATCGTATCGGCAGCAACTAAAAAAGACCAAGCTAAAATTATTTGGTCTGAAGCAAAGAGAATGGTGAAAAAATCACCAGTCCTTTCTAAAAGAATTCGTACGTTAGTAGCTGAAATGATTTCAGATTTTAACGATGGTTCTTTCAAACCACTTTCAAGTGATTCAAATACGCTTGATGGACTTAACGTGCATTGTTCATTAATAGATGAACTACATGCTATTGAAGACAAGAATCTTTATGATGTTATTGTTGATGGTATGACGGCACGTGAACAGCCGATATCAATTATTACAACAACTGCTGGTACGGTTCGTGAAGGGATTTTTGATATCAAATATGAAGAAGCTGAACGTATTATCAATGGTTACGATGATCCAGATGGTTATAAAGATGAACGAGTTCTCCCTATTATTTATGAATTGGATAAACGTGAAGAGTGGACAGAAGAGTCTAGTTGGAAAAAAGCGAATCCAGGATTAGGTACAATCAAAAATTTAGACCAATTAAGAAGCAAAGTTGAAAAAGCAAAAGCAAATGCTATGCTTGTTAAGAACTTACTTACAAAAGATTTTAATATTAGAGAAACGTCAACAGAAGCATGGTTGACATTTGAACAATTAAATAACACTGCAATATTTGATATTGCAGAATTAAAACCTTCCTATGGTATTGGTGGTTGCGATTTATCTTCGACAACCGACTTAACTGCAGCGAAGGTTATTTTTATGCTTCCAGATGACAAAAATATATATGTAAAGCAAATGTACTGGTTACCTGAAGATTTATTAGAGCAAAGAAGTAAGGAAGATAAAATCCCTTATGATTTGTGGTATGAACAAGATCTTTTAAGAACTACTCCAGGGAATTCTGTTCATTATAAGTACGTTACAGAATGGTTCTTAGAAATTAGAGATGAATACGGCATTTATCTCCCTTGGATTGGTTACGATAGATGGTCAGCTAAGTATTGGGTTGAAGAAATGGAAGGCTATTTTGGTAAAGAAGCAATGGTTCCTGTTGCGCAAGGTAAGCAAACACTTTCAAGTCCAATGAAATTATTAGGAGCTGACTTAGAATCAAAATTAGTTAATTATAACAATAATCCAATTGATAAATGGTGTCTTTCAAATACAGCAATTGATATTGATAAGAACTTAAATATACAACCAAATAAGACAAAGAACCAACGACGCCGTATCGATGGAACGGCAGCGCTTTTAAACGCTTATGTAATCCTTCAAGAGAAGAGAAATGATTATCTCAACATGATTTAAGAAGGAGGTGAGAAATTGGGATTATTCGATAAGATATTCGGGAAGAAACAAGCCCCTACAACAACTCGTTTTGAAATGATAAACGACAATGGCGGAGGATTTTTCTCGTGGCATGGTGATATTTATCAAAGTGATATTATACGAGCCTGTATTCGCCCTAAAGCGAAAGCTGTTGGAAAACTTATTGCAAAACATATTCGTGATAATGGTAATGAATTTAAAATTAATCCAGAACCATATATAAGATTCATATTGGAAGAACCTAATCCTTTAATGACAGGACAAATGTTTCAAGAAAAAATGGCTATTCAATTAGAGTTAAATCATAATGCTTTTGCTTATATTAAGCGTGATGAAAATAGTTATGCTACCGAGATATATCCTATTCCTTGTACAACAGTAGAAGTTGTTGAAGGAGCATATGGAGATATCTTTTTGAAGTTCTACTTTAAGAATGGCAAACAAATGACTATACCATATGCAGATGTAATTCATTTACGTAAGGACTTTAATGATAATGATTTTTTCGGAGAACATCCAGGAAACGCATTGTCACAGTTAATGGAGATTGTTACAACTACCGATCAAGGTATTGTTAAAGCGATTAAAAATAGTGCAGTAGTAAAGTGGATTCTTAAATTTAAATCAGTATTAAAACAAGAAGATATTGATAATCAAGTTAAGAATTTCGTTAATAACTATTTAAATATTGCTAATGATGGTGGAGCAGCTTCTTCTGATCCACGCTATGATTTAGAACAAGTTAAACCGGAAGCGTTTGTTCCAGATTCAAAGCAAATGCAAGAAACTGTACAGCGTATTTATAATTTCTTCAATACAAACGATAAGATTATACAAAGTAAATACAATGAAGACGAGTGGAATGCCTATTATGAATCAGAAATAGAACCATTTGCGATGCAGCTTGCTGGAGAATACACCAGGAAGCTTTTTTCACGTAAAGAAAGAGGGTTCGGAAACAAAATTATCTTTGAATCTTCTTCGCTTCAATACGCTTCGATGAATACCAAAATGAATCTAGTTCAAATGGTAGACAGAGGTTCATTAACACCGAACGAATGGAGAGCGATTCTATCGCTTGGTCCCATTGAAGGTGGCGATAAACCTATCAGAAGGCTGGATACAGCTTTAGTTAAAGAAGGAAAAGTTACTGATGAAGGAGGTGATAATAATGAACCAAACGGAAAAGAGGGAGCTACTGAGTAGTAACCTAGAAATTAGAGAAGTTGAAGGCGGTCTTCGAACAATTGTTGGATATGCAGTTAAATGGGAAATGAAGTCTGTGACAATGGGTTACTGGAGACGATTTAAAGAACAGTTTAAACGCGGAGCTTTTACAGATTCTTTAACACAAGATGATCAATTAGCGTTATGGAGCCATGATTATTCTCAAGTTTTAGGTAGAACTAAGAATGGGACTCTACGATTGTTTGAAGATGAAATTGGACTTCGATTCGAATTAGATTTAGCTGATACAACGCTAGGTGATGATACGTATAAAACTATTAAACGCGGTGATGTTGACGGCGTTTCTTTTGGATTCCAAATGGTAAAAGAAGAATGGGATGAATCTGATCCAGATAACATTGTACGTAGTGTTACAAGGGCGAAATTAGTTGAAATTAGCCCTGTTGCCTTCCCAGCTTATCCAGATTCTCAAGTCTCAGCCAGAAGTCATGATCCATATAAACAATTTGTAGATGAACGTAATCAAAAAGACTTACGAAAAAAGCTAATTTTAAAAACTTACTTATAAGGGAGAGATTTATTTGAAAACACTACAAGAAATTTTAGCTAGAAAAGCAGAAATTCGCACTTTACTACAAGGTGACCAAGAAGTTGATTTAGCAGCATTTGAAACTGAATTACGTGAACTTGACGAAGCGCAAAAACAAATCGAAACTCGTCAGCGTTTACTGAAAGAAGCTGAGGTTATTAATAATAGTACAGAACCAGAAACGCGTACAGTAGTTGAAACATTTAACAATGAGCCACCTCAACCAGATGTAGAATTAGAAGCTTCAGAAAAACGTGGACAAGCATTGATGGAAAATCGTGCTGTTACTGTAGGAAGCGGAAATGTAGTATTACCAAAACATAGTGCTTCAGATATTCGACCTACTTTTAATGAAGTTTCTACACTGATTGATCGCGTATTAACAAAAACGCTAAAAGGCGGAGAGAGCTACCAACAACCATACATTAAGAACTATGGTGAAGGGGATTATTCAACTGAAGGTGGCGATTATACTACGGCTGACACTCAGTTTGGATATGCTGACATTACAAAAGCTAAAATCACTGCTTATTCTGAAGACACTGAAGAACTTCAAAAGTTACCAGCAGCTGATTATGATTCTGAAGTAATGAAAGGTATCACTGTTGCGACACGTAAAAAAATCACTCGTGAAATTCTAATTGGAACAGGCGCAACGAATCGCTTAGTAGGTATTTTCTCAGATGCAGCAAAAGCGATTGACCCAGCAACAGACTTAGCAATCTCAAAAATTGATGCTTCTACTTTAGATGAAATCATCTATAGCTACGGTGGCGATGAAGATGTAGAAGATGCAGCTGTATTAATCTTAAATAAAAAAGATTTAAAAGCATTCGCTAAACTTCGTACTGATGACGGTAAAAAGGTGTATAACGTTGTATCAAATGGAAACTCTGGAACGATTGATGGTGTACCATTTATTATCAATAGCGCTTGTAAAGCGGTATCTGATGCAGCAACTACAGATGGTCAATTCAATATGGCTTACGGTCCATTATCAAACTACCAACTTACTATCTTCTCCGATATGGATGTGCAAAGATCAACTGACTTCAAATTTAAGCAAGGTATGATTGCTCATAGAGGTTCAGTTTTTGCTGGTGGTAACGTAATCTCTAAAAATGGATTCTTACGTGTTAAGAAAGCGGCTACTGTTTAATAGCCGCTTTTTCATTTGAAATAAGGAGGTATTTTTATGTCTGAAAAGAAAATGCGAGAATTTAAAGTAATTACAGCGTTCCGCGATAAGTTCTCCTATGTACATTACAGTGTCGGAGAATCATATAAAACAGATGACCAGGAAAGAATAGAATTCCTACAAAAAGAAGGCTTCTTAGAAACTGAGCCAATTAGTGATTATAAACCTGTTGTTCCTGAAATTGTCCATGTTGGCGGAGGATATTACGAACTTCCTAATGGTGAAAAGGTTAAAGGGAAAGAAGCAGCACTTAAAGCGTTAGAAGAACTTGAACCAGTTGGTGAATAATCATGATGCTTGAAGTAGTAAAGAAGGCATTACGTGTCTCACATAATGCTCTTGATGACGAAATTGATGATTTAATCGAAGCGGCCCGAACTGATTTGAGCTTATCGGGAGTTTCTGGTTTTAAATCAAACGATGATACAGATCCGTTAATCAAACGAGCGATTATTATGTATTCAAAGGCTAATTTCATTCCAGATGCTAATGAAGCAGAGAGATTCCAATTATCGTATAACATGCTTAAGAATCATCTTACTTTAGCAGGTGATTACAAATGAATAATATTTTATTCTTTCCAGTTTCAACTACTACTACAGATGATTTGGGACAAGTAGAAGTTATTGAAGAAGGGTTCACAAGACAAGTATTTTGTGAGAAAAAGAGTATTTCACAAAATGAATTCTTTCAAGCTGGTCAAAATGGTTTTAAACCAGAATGTGTATTAATTGTTCATTCATTAGATTATCAAGAAGAACAAAAAATACAGTATAACAACAAGACATACAGCATTTACCGCACATATGAAAGAGATGATGAAAGAATAGAACTTTACTGTGAGGTGAAGGTTGGTGACTAGTATCGATAGTTTGGCAGATGATATTGCTAGAGAACTACAAAGGTATGGGAAAGAAGTAGAAGAAAAATTAGAAGTTGAAAAAGAAGTAGTTGCAAATAATCTAGTGAGTGACTTGGAAGAAAACAGCCCTAAAAATACAGGTAAGTATGCGAAGGGATGGCGTAAGAAGAAGGAAGGTAATGGTTTTATTGTCCATAATGCATTAAAACCTCAGCTTACACACTTATTAGAGAAAGGGCATGCACAGGTAAATGGGGGGCGTGTTCCGGCTAAAGTTCATATCGCTCCAGCTGAGGAAAAAGCAGAAAATGATTTTTTAGAGCGAGTTGAAAGGGCGATTCAACAATGACCTTAGGTGAATTAAAGAAGATTCTAGATGCTACAGGTTATCCTGTGGCTTATTCGCATTTCACGGCTACTATAGTCAATCCCGTACCTAAACCACCTTTTATTTGCTATCTTGTGACTGGTTCGCCGAACATGATTGCTGACAACAAGGTGCATTTAAAAATAAGCGATGTAAATATTGAGCTTTACACAGCAAAAAAGGACTTGGTTGCAGAAGCCAAACTTGAACAAGTATTAGATGACAATGAGATCCCTTATGAGTCATCTGAGATTTATATAGATTCCGAGAAATTATTTCAAAAAATATATGAAACGAGGTTGATATGAATGGAAAATAAAGTTATTTTCGGTCTGAAGAAAGTACATTATAGCGTGATTACTGAAGATGCATCAGGAAAAATCACATATGGAACACCAGCTAAATTACCGGGTGCTGTTGAAATGAAATTGGAACCAAAAGGTGAACAATCAGACTTTTATGCTGATGACATGAACTATTATGCAGAATCAAGTAATCAGGGGTATGAAGGCACTTTAAATATCGCTAAACTCACAGAAGCTTTTCGAACTGACGTGTTAGGAGAAGTTCTAGATGAAACTGACAAGGTTATTTCAGAAGTTTCAAATGCAAAAATCAAAAGAATTGCTTTAATGTTTGAATTTGATGGGGATGTAAAAGCAACACGTTATGTATTGTATAACGTATCTGTTTCACGTCCAGGTTTTGGTTCTTCCACAAAAAGCGATAAAACAGAGCCAACTACAACAGAATTAAAGTTCGTTGCATCACAGCACCCAGAAACATTCAAATTTAAAGATGCGACAACTGCTGCTACACCGGCTGGTATTTATGATGCATGGTATACAAAAGTATACGAGAAAGTCGTGGGGGCGTAACTAGATGGAAAAAACAATTGTAATCGATGAAAAATCAGTTCTTTTGAAAAGTACCGCTGGAACAGCTATCCGTTATAAGTCTCAATTTAGACGTGATATGTTTGCAGATATCCTTAGTTTAGGAGTACTTTCTTCATATATTTCAACTGATGGCGACCAAAATAACATTGACCTTTCACAGGTTGATTTAAGTAAATTAGATTTCGAAGTTATTTATAACTTGGTATGGGCATTTGCTAAAACAGCAAATAAGGAAGTCCAAGATCCGTTAACGTGGCTGGATACATTCGGAGAATTTCCGATTGCTGAAATTATTACCGAAATTCAAGACTTAATTAAAAGCACGGTTCAATCAAAAAAAAAATAACTGAAGATGAACAAGGGCAAGGGCGTAACGATGGAAAAGGTAGTTTTTCTGTCGATACATTCCTTGCTCTTTGTTATTCATGCAAACTCTCAAAAGAAGATTTAGAAGATATGACAATAGGTGATTGCTTGGATTATATCGATGAGTATGTTGAATTACGAAATCCGAAGAAAGAACAAGAAAACACTAGAACAGCTACACAAGATGACTTTAATAATTTCTAAGCAAGTGAGGTGATAACATGGCAGGAAGAATTAAAGGAATAACGATAGAAATTGGTGGAGAAACCACCGGTCTTCAAAATGCCTTGAAAGATGTCAATAAAAGAAGTGGTGACCTATCTAAAGAGCTAAAAGATATTGAACGACTCTTGAAATTCAATCCAGGTAATGTGGAGGCACTAGCGCAAAAACAACAATTGCTTACTCAACAAATTGAGAATACAACGAAGAAGTTAGATAGCTTAAAGGCTGCTCAACAGCAAGTACAAGCACAATTTGAAAGTGGCGCGATTAATGAAGAGCAATATCGAGCATTTAGGCGTGAAATTGAATTTACAGAAGGGCAACTTAATGGATTCAAAAACAGTCTTGCAGGATTAAAGGCTGAGCAAGAAAAAGCAGCAAGTTCAACAAGACAATTAGAGACTTTATTTAGCGCCACAGGAAAAAGTGTTGATGATTTTGCGGATGCATTAGGGAATCGTCTTGTGAATGCAATTAAAAACGGTACAGCATCTAGTAGGCAGCTAGATCAAGCTATTGAGATAATCGGAAGAGAAGCACTAGGGGCCGAAGTAGATATTGGCAGGTTGCAACAGGCTCTTCGTTCTGTTGGTGATGGTAATTCTATTCAAAACGTTAGAAGCGACTTAAATCAACTGTCCCAAGAAGCAGATCAAGCAGGCGAAAGCGTTAAAGGATTAGGTGTTGAGTTAGAAAATGTAGTAGCTGGTATAGGCGCTGGTCTAGGTCTTAAAGAAGTGGTCGAACAAGCTCTAGACATGTCAGAGTTAAAAACAAAAATCGATATTACCTTTGACGTTCCAGAATCATCAAAGAGATCTGTGGAAGATGCAGTCAGAACTGTTACAGACTATGGTGGTGATGCTGAGGAAGCATTGGAAGGTGTTCGAAGACAATGGTCATTGAATAAAGATGCTTCTGATGCAGCAAATACAGAAATCATAAAGGGAGCAGCAAGCATAGCTAGTTCCTATTCGCAAATTGATTTCACGGAATTAATACAAGAAACCAATGAAATTGGTAGCGAATTAAATATTTCGAATAAAGAAGCGCTAGGATTAGTTAATTCTCTTTTAAAAATCGGATTCCCTCCTGAGCAACTTGATATTATCGCTGAGTATGGTGCCCAACTAAGAAGGGTTGGTTATACAGCGCAGGAAGTACAAAGTATCATGGCAAGTGCAGCTAAGGAAAAATCTTGGAATATAGATAACCTATTGGATAAACAATTGTCCCTATGAGTGGTGACATTCATAGAAAACTCCTTTAATTCAGTGAAAATCTCTAAAAGAGACAATACTGAGCGAAGCCCATAAAAGGGAACGTGCAACGACTAGCTGAAAAGCGTAGGGTGTAAGCCAATGACACCCGAAACGGGGAGCATCTTATATAAAGATGATGATATAGTCTGGACTTGTATAGTGATATACAGAAGTTCATAAGAGAACTGGCAGGGACTTGCGAATCCTGTTGAACACATCGGGTTTAAAAGAAGGGCGTGTTCGTTCGGTTGAAATGGCACGTGGATTAAGTAATTCTATGAAGGATGCTGTCCGTGATGCTGTAGGCGATACTGAAAAAATGTCTGATGCACAGATTTCAGCGATGCAAAAGGGATTTGCTAAACAAGAGTCTATACGTGCGAATGCATTTAGTAATCAAGAGAAAGCACTTTCTAAAAGTCATAGTCAAAGACAGAACGCATTAGCTAAAAGCCTTGACGCTGAATACAATGCAGTTTCTAAAAGTTATGAAAATCAACAAAAGAATTTAGAGAAGAAACTTAGCGCTGAATATGATGCAGCATCAAAAAATTATGATAGACAACAAAAAGCACTTGAGAAGTCACTAGATGCGGAAGTTAAAGCATTTGAAAAGTCTTCCGAACAGAAATTAAAGCTCATTGATAAAGAATACATGGAACGTATGAAATTAATCGATGAGGAAAAATATAATCGTCTGAAATCGATAGACGATCAAATTAATTCTTTAGATGCGAAAACAGCAGCTGAAGATAAATATTTTAAAGATCGTGAGAATGCTGAAAAACGTGCTGATCTAAAAGTTAAAATAAGTAAAGCGAAAAATGAAGAAGAGCGACAGGCGGCAATCAAAGCGTTACAAGAACTTGAAGAAAAAATGCGTTTGGATAAGATACGTGAAGAGCGTAAAAGCCAAATGGATAGATTGAAAGAGGAAAAAGACGCCATAAAAGAAGCATCTGATGCAAAAAAAGAGGCGCTGAAATCAGAGATAGATAGTCGTAAGGAACAAGTTAAAGAGCAAATAAACAATGAAAAGGAAGCTATAAAAGAACGACAACAAGAACAAAAAGAAGCTTTTCAACAAAGAAAGCAAGAGGATTTAAAGGCTATTAGTGAATCAAATAAAGCACAACTTGATTCGTTAAGAGAAGTCAATCAAGCGAACTTATCGTCCTTAAAAGAAAGCCAAAACAACCGCAAACAAGCTTTAAGTGAACGTTTAAGTGATGAAATGGACGCTGTTCGTGAATCGCATAGAGCTGAATTAGAATCTTTTAAGGAAATGAATGCACAGAAATTAGAGCTTGCAAAAAACCCACCAGATAGCGCAGCAGTGCAAGAAATATTTTCTCAACTAGAAGGTTGGGGCAAAGCTATTGCTAAAGGTGGAGAAGAAGGTAAACAAGCATTTATAGATATGATTAAATGGCTAGATCAAATCGAGGATGCGGACTTAAAAGAAGCAATTGGTGTAGAACTTTTCGGTAGATGATAAATTGTGCCGAAGTAAAATCGCGGTATAAAGCAAAGAGGGTGCGAATCCTAATTTGAACCGAAGGCTATACAAAGTATAGTCAGGGGCAGAGCATAGAGGGTGAAAAGATATAATCCCTCCACGAGACCGCGACACTTTTTAAGTGAAAACGTATGCCGAACCGAGGATGAATTAACATCCTTTAATGCGGAGTAATCCCCGGAAGTGGAGGATAAAAAGCCTTTACGATAACAAAATGACAATGTGGGAAGACCAAGGCCAAAAAATCATAAATACAATTTTACAAACCGAAGAAAAACAAGCTGATTTAAAACAAGGAATTGATGATTTACAACAATCCATAAGTAAAACGGACGCATCGCCGATGGTCAAGTTGAAAGAAGCGATGAATGATCTAAAAGAAGCTCTTGAGCCAGTATTGCTTGTAGTAGCTGAAATTGTTTCCAAAGTAGCGGAATTTATTTCAGCTCATCCAGTGTTAGCAGCTGCAATTGCAGGAATAGTCACTGTATTAGGGATAGTTATTGGTTTATGTGCTGCATTAGCGCCATTACTTTTATTAATCACCACCCAAACTTTAACTTGGGCGGGAGTGATGGGTGTGTTGACAAGTCCAATTACTATAGTAATTGCCGCAATAGCAGCATTGATCGCTATATGGGTATTGTTTGGCGACAAAATAATGGCTATATACAATGAGTATTTTAAACCAACAATAGATCAGATAGTAGACATAATCACTGAAACTTTACAACCAGTCTTTGATAAAGGTTTTACGATCATAAAAGATATTGTAAAAGATGCATTTGAGATTATTAAACGTGTTTGGGACGAAATACTTTCACCTGTTTTTTCAAAAATTTCATCATTCATAGAAAATGTCCTGTTACCAGCTTTTAAATTTGTATTTAAGGCTATAGGTAGTGTTGTATCAGATGCATTTGATGGGATAAAAGTAGTGTGGGATACGGTTTTAAAACCCATTTTTAATGGAATTATCGATTTCATTTCTGGCGTTTTCTCAGGAGATTGGGACAAAGCTTGGAAAGGAATCGTGAAAATATTTGATGGAGTATTCAACGGAATAGAATTAGCAGCAAAAGGGCCGATAAATGCTGTGATTTCGATGCTTAACGGATTGATTGAAGGTATCAACAGTATAGATATGCCAGATTGGGTTCCGTTTGTTGGTGGAGGAAAAGCAAATATTCCTAGAATACCAATGTTAGCTACGGGCGGACATGTTCTGGGAGATGGATCTTTTATTGCCGGAGAAGCAGGGCCAGAGTTATTTACTAAAAGAGGTAATCGCGTTTCGGTAACACCTTTATCGTCAAATGAAAAATCACTTGGTATTACAGGAACTATGAGCCGATTAATTGGTGATATGAGTTATTCGATGGCTAATTCTATGAAAGAGTTATCCGGTTTAAAAAGCGTCATAAGCAATGTATATGGTAGTATGGCCAACAGCTCAGAAGCTATGAGTCGAAACGCAAGCCGAAGAAATGGAGATGGAAATTCCTCTTCAAATGCAAATAAATCAGATTCCTATAACTTTGCTGATATGTTTAGAGGTTCAACATTTGTAGTTAGGGAAGAGGCCGATGTACAGAAATTAGCTGTAGAACTTGGTAAATACATTAAGACATCAGGAAGAAAGGTGGGGCAATTATGAGTTTAACAATAGATGGGAAATCGTTAAATCAATTAGGTTTAGCGCTTTTACCAGGATTTCAACATCCAGCCGCTCAACCAATTCGTGACTATACAGTATCTATTCCTGGTCGTCCTGGTGCTTACTATTTCGGATCAGACATAGACCCTTTGGAATTTAATTTACCATTAATTATAAAACCGCAGGAAAATAGATTTGAATTAGCAACATCTATTAGAAAAATGGTATCTACATTTATAGACCATTACGGTAAGCCAAAGATAGTGAAATTAATCTATGATTATGAACCGGATAAATATTATTTAGCACAATACAGTGGGTCTCTTCCGATTGACCGTTATTTCAGGATGGGTAAATTTGAATTACCATTAATAGCATATGATCCACATGCCTATTCAGTTGTAGAAAGTACAGACGAAGTATTATGGGGAGATGATATTCCATTTATGTCAGACATCATATTGGGAAGAGATAATTCATCTTACTCAATAACTGAACCACAAGCGTTAACAGTAAATAACCAAGGCATGCAAGTGGTACGACCTGTAATTAAAATAAACGGAAGTGCAAATTCCCTAACTCTCGCTATAAATGGCGAGAGTTTTTCTTTAGGAACATTTTCTAATTCGACTTTTTTAATTGATGCTGAAAGATATGCAGCAACAAAAAGTGGACAGAATTTTTTACTACAACTCCAAGGTGATTTAGAAAAATTAGAATTAAGCCCTGGTTCTAATGTAATAAGAATAGGCGGATACAATCTAAATATTAATATTGCATTTAAATACCGAGCGAAATATATATAAGGCGGTGAATTGAATGGCAAATGCGCCTAAATTATTACCAGGAGATAGCCTGAGAGTGGGTTATCCAAAAATAAATCATGGTATTGATAATGCAAATGAGGCATTGAATAGGTCGCTTACAGCAGAATCAAATTCTAAAGGAGCTATGAATATCGCAAATGATGCAGTTATCGTTGCGAATAATGCGATACTAGAATCTAGTTCAGTGCAAGAACAGTTAAATCAAATAGTTATTGAAGGTGATTCATCTGTAGAGTCTGCGCAAGCCAGGATTGATGCTGAAGGCTTTACGTATCCAACTTTAAAAGAACGTATTGATGCTGAGCAAAGCAAAATTATGAGCCTTACCAATAAAAATAAAGGCATTATAAGTTTATTGGATTATGAAAAATACAAGGTCGCAATTGCTGAAGGATTCGATTGGACAAAATCTTTTGAAGAAGCATTTAAAAACATGAAGGAAGGGTACACTTTAACACTGCCATCTGGTGAGGTTTATATCAATCCTGAATCTCCTTTTCTTATAGATCATGACTATCATGTGATAGGAGCTGGTAAACGTGCAACAAAGATTAATGTTTTAGGAGACAAAACTGTATTCCAGACCGCAAAGAAAGCGACAAGCCGTACGTATTACTTTTCTATCGAACATATGCAAATTGTTGCTAATAAAAATATTAGTCAACCTGTATTTGATTTAACAGGCGGTTCGTATTTTACAATCTCCCAAATTATTTTAACCGGTAACGAAGGAGCTGAACAATTCGGTAACGGAATTATTTTCCCAAAAGGTATGGGTTATTTTAATGGTTATATAGAACTTGATCATGTGTATGTACAAGGATTCAATTACGGAGTTTGGGGTGAAGGTAATAATGTAACCATTAAAGGTGGGTTCTATAACGGGAATAAGCAATATGGAATTTATATTACTCCTGCAAATGTTATCAATATTACTAGTATTGAAGCTTCTCGTAATAAAAAAGGCGGGATATTTCTTGATGGTAATGGATTATTCATAGATAGTAACTGGTATGAGTACAATGGAAATCGAGTGAACGAAGTATACTCGCCAAATAATGTTGAAATCCCTATTACTTCTCGAAATGTACATGTAGGCGTAGCTCAAAGGCATGATTACTCAAATGTTGGAATTGTTCATGGTCAACAAGAAGACGTTGGATACGACTATAATAGCGGCATAGGAAATGCTCATAACAGTTCATATGGGTTGATAGCTAATGGGAATTTTGATTCATTAGATAAAGATGGTATACCAAACGGATGGCGTTTAGTTGGCACTCCTAATATTTCTTATGTTCCTGATAAAACAACGCCTTCTGGGTACGGGAATGGCTTGTCTATTACGTCAACAAGTGGTTCACCAAAATTTTTCCAATCAATATTTACTAATAATAATGATATAAAGAAATATAAAGGAAAAAAAATCACTTCTCATATGTACGTCCGAGTAACTGCAAGTAACCCATCAGATTATCAAAATATCCGTTTTGGGATTACGAAGGACCCATTGACATCAGGCGGATTATCATTTGGATCTTTTCTCAACGCTCAACAAGTAACTATAGGAAAGTGGATAAAATACACTTTTAAATACACTATAGCAGGTGACGAAAATCAAATTAATATAGGTTATCAACTTCAAAACTCTTGTACGATTGATATTGCTGGAGTTACAGCGATACTAGGCGAATTAAATCTTGCTAATCATGAGAAAGTTGTCACATCTGCTGGTGGTGATATTTGGACACAAGAATTTAAAATTGGCGGCAGAAGACATGGATTTGGTACAACAGCTCCAACATCAGGTGATTGGAGAGTTGGAGATATCGTTTATAACACTATCCCTGCATCCGGCGGATCTATTGGCTGGGTTTGTATCGCTACTGGCACTCCTGGTACTTGGAGAACATTTGGTGCTATTTCAAGCACATGATAAGCAATAGAAAAAAGCACTGCTACAATAGCCGTGCTTTTAACTTGCCTTATATTCTGCATTAAGTGTATTGCTTTTTTTCTTGGGTGATATCCCGAAAAACAAATAATTAGTAAGGTTTGTTTTTTGAAGAAGGTAATCAATTGTTATCGGAATGATAATTCCGATAGCTGTAAAGACAATGAAGTTATACGTTAAATACTGTTTAGCTACAGCATTGACTACAATATGTAAATACATGATTGATAATGATCTTGTCCCTAAATAAGAAAGTAAGGGTAAGGATAATTTCTCTAAATGGTAACTTATAAACAAGATACTAATTACTAATGCGAATGGAATGATTAAGTCTAATAAAAAATTATTATAAATACTGTACTTCATGTCTAATTTATAATAAATAAAGCCTTTATAATCAAGTGTAACAAATACGGCACTTACAATTAAAAAGCTGAATCCAATGTAAACAGAAGATACACATTTACGAATTATATCTTTTAGGTAATACCCCATTGAATAGTATGTTAATGCTACAAAACTGATATCGATTGCCCACGGAACTGGTATTTGAATACCATCTTTTTTTGATAAAAAATAAGTGATTGCATGGGCAAAAACATATAAAGAAGCGATAAAGACAACTTTAACTTTTGTTGACTTCAATTTAGTTTGTATGATAGCAAAAATAATTTGTGTAAGTAATAAACAAGTTATAAACCAAAATGGTCCAAATATTCCTTTTAACGCTCTGCCTCCGTAAACTAAACCGGCAGCTTGTTTCAAACTGTTCATAACGTTAGGAGTAATTAAAATAAATGAGATCAAAAGAATTAAAATTCCGAATGAAAAGTAAGGGATTAATAGTTTTTTTGACTTATTAAAAGACCAAGACTTAATATCACCTTTTACGGACTTAAATAAATAACCACTAACTAAAAAGAAAAGTGGCATGTGAAACCAAAATAAATAATGTGAAAATAACTTTTCACCGGAATGACCAAAAACAACTGCAATAATGGCTATCCCTTTTGCTATATCTAACCAACGTTCACGCTCAACTGACAAAACATGTACCTCCCTATTAAATTGCATGTTTTAAATGTACAATTTTTTAGTTATTTTTGGAAGCTTTTCGATTAATTATTAATAACTTTAAATCTTATATCCAAACAAAAGGAAGGTGATATGTTGCTAAAACTTTACAACAAACAAATGCAACTCAAGGCCTATCTTGAAAATGCATATAATATAAAGTACAGCCCGCCTCTCAATGAACTTTGGACGGCGGGCTTTTCATTGCCCTTTAATGACCCAAAGCGAGAAGAAATCGAAACTTTTGATTATGTGGAAATATTGGATAACGGTAAACGTATTGGTATGTTTCGTATTATGGACAGTGATGAAGAAAGACAAGTACATGAAAAAATAATTACCTATGACTGCGAGCACGTTTTATCCACTTTGATGGACAGCGTGCTTTTTGGTTATCACGAAAGAATTAATTTAACGACAAGACAGAATATAGAGTATCTTCTTAGCAAGCAAAGAATAAAACATTGGAAACTTGGACGATGTGATTTTACAAAGTATTTTTCATACAGTTGGGAAAATGAAGATACCATATTAGGCCCGATATATAGTATACCGAAGCCGTTTGATGAAAAATTCCAATGGACCTGGGACGATTCGTCGTATCCTTGGACTTTAAACATTATCCGATATTCTGAAGAAATTACAGGTGAACTTCGATATCGAAAAAATATGAAAGGCATTAAGCGGAAGGTAGAGGCTAAAGATGTCATGACAAGGATTTATCCGCTTGGTTATGGCGAAGGTGTTAATCAGCTTACGATAAAAAGCGTTAACAACGGTCTTCCTTATATAGATGCTCCTGAGTTTGTCAGAGAGTTACATGATGGATTTGATTATATTTGGGTAGATAGACGATTTGAAGATGCACAGTCTCTTTATGCTTCAGCGAACTCGATGTTAATAAAAGCGTGCATGCCAAAAGTTACGTATGAAATTGATGCAATTGACTATGAGTTGATTGATCCATACAAAATAGAAAAATATGAGACTGGGAAGTTAGTACGTTTATTTGACGAGGATTTTAATATAGCGGTTGATTTACGAGTTATGGACCGTTCAAAAGATGATGTCACTGGTAATCCACTTGATGTAAAGCTTGTATTAGAAAATAGAGTGACTGATTTAGGCACAATACAAGCTGATATTGAAAAACGACAGAGAGTTAACGAAGTATATTCTCAAGGGACGACGAATATTGATAGCCGAGATTTCCAAGATAATTGCGACCCTGAACATCCAGCTATTATTAGGTTTCAAATACCTAATGATGTTAAGAATGTGAATGAACTGTTACTGACATTTGAGATATTAAGATTTAGGGCATACGAGCGTGCTATTAAAGGTGGAGGTGCTGTAGTTGGTTCAACATCCGCTGGTGGAGCAACGGTCGGTTCCACGAGTTCGGGAGGAGCAACAGTCGGTTCCACGAGTTCTGGTGGCGCTACTGTAGGTTCCACAAGTTCAGGAGGGGCAACAGTAAGTTCAACAAGCGCTGGCGGTGGTACAGTGAAAGCATCAAGTAGTAACGGAGACCACATCCATAAGATGTTTCATGGTGGCGGTATTGTTCCAGCTGAACCTACAACGATAGGGTTATATACAGCTTTTTCTGATCCTGGAAGAAACACATCTGCTTCATTTTACGCAAAAGGAACTGGATCTAGTTTCTATACACATGGTTCTAGTGGCAGTCATACACATGACATATCCTTGCCAGATCACAGTCATAGTATTAATATCCCTAACCATACGCATAGCATCAGTATACCGGATCATAGTCACAGTATTAGCATTCCGAATCATACGCACGACATCAGCATTCCAAATCATACACACAGCATAACGTTACCAGATCATACGCATGATATCGAATTTGGTATTTACGAATTATACCAAACCCCTTCGAAGGTAACGATTGAAGTAGATGGGAATACATTACCTTTTGATTCAATAAGAGGACAAGATATTAATTTAATTCCTTATTTAGCAAAGGATTCTGATGGGAAACTTCAACGTGGTCGTTACGTGGAAATAAAAATCACGCCAAATAGTTTAGCTAGAATTAATGCTACTGTTACAGGTCGTCTTTTTATTCAATCTAGAAGCGGAGGTACTTACTAAAATGAACAAATTACGAGAATGGTTAATTAAGAAATTAGTTGGTAATAAGCCTGTAGTTATGAATGTTACGATTGTACTAGCTGAACCTTTACTAGCATCCGAACCTACAGGCATTTATGAAAAATGTAATATCCATTACTCTGAAAAATCACAAAAGGAGATGATTTAATATGCAAACAATTGAAATCCATACACAAGGCGGATTGAAACATACAGTACAAACCGAAAAATACGATGCGCAGGTGTTAAATGAACAATTAAATAATAATGACCTAATCACCGTGCTTGTTAATGATTTTATTATTCAACGAATTGATGTGAAACGTATTTTGCCAATCGATTTACCAAATTCGGAAGGCACAAAAAAATTAAAAGTTCAAACAAACGGTGGAAAAGAAATTGAGATTATAACGAATGATTACGATCCAATTTATTTAAATGAACAATTAAACAATAATAATACAATTACAGTCGTAATTGGTGATTACATCTTCTCTCGAATCGATGTAAAACAGGTTGTTCCAGTAAAAGAAGAGCTAAAAGAACCTGAACAGCCAACAACTGAAGAACCGACGGTATCTACAGAACAATAAGCTGTTTTTTTAACTTCACATTTAGTACACCACAAATACACAGATGTAAGATATTATACAATAAATTACTTGTAAAAATAGGAGTGAAAATAGTATGAAGAGTGAAGTTAATTTCTTTGTAGGTTTATTGTGGGGAAGTCTATTCTCAATGATTTTATGGATGGCGTTTTTCATACTTAGTAAAGAGATTATGAGTACAGTAACTTTCTAATATTAACGAAATTCAATTAAATACGGATTTTAAAGACAAGCATGTAATAGCATGCTTTTTTTATTTTATCAGGAGGTGCTGATTATATTGAAACGAATTATAGATCCTATAATTTACGATAAACATGTTAGTTCAGATAATAAGAACCTAGTTAGGGACTTCCTGATTGAAAAGAAAGCACAAGGAAAAGCAAAGAGTACCTTAAAACAATATCGCTGGGACTTAAGAATCATAATGTATTTAATTTATCAGCATTTTGATAATAAAAGAATCACAGAACTAACAAGAAAAGACATTCGTAATCTATGTATTGTATTTCAAGAAATGGACATGTCTAATGCTCGTGTAAATGGATTAATGAGTGCATTACGGTCCACGCTAGAGTTTTGTGCAGATGACGACGATTATGATTATGAATTTAATATTGGTTCCAGGGTAAAAGGTTTGCCGAAAAATCCAGTTAGAGAAATAACATTTTTAAAAGAGGAACAGATTGAATGGTTACTAGATGAACTGGATAAAAAGGACCAGACACTTATTGCAGTGTATCTCGGTATTTCTTATTACAGTGCAGCAAGAAAGAATGAAGTGCATCAGGTATTAAAAGACGGACTGGCTGAACGGTATTATACAAATACTGTTATTGGAAAAAGAAGCAAGAAATTTAGGTTGTATTACAACGAACGTACCAGATTATTAATTTCGAAGTACCTTGAAGATAGAGGAGAAGATAATATTAATCAGCTATTTGTAAAGACATATGGCAATGGTCAAAAGAGAGTAGTTAATAAGAGCGCTTTTAATTACTGGTGTGAGATTTTATCCAGCATGTTGAGTAATAAGGAAGGTAAAACAATTTCAATTAATCCCCATGCTTTCCGTCATTCAAGGCTTGATAATCTTCGTGAGCAAGGTATACCACTCGAAAAATTAAAGTCCCTTGCTAATCATAGCGATGTGTCAACGACAGAATCTTATTTATCTGATCGTAGCGAGAGTGATATTGCAGATATATTCGGTATGGATGTTAGTTGTTTTAAGTAATGACACAAGTGTGTCTTTTTTTATTATGTAAAAGGAGGTGAACAATTGGAGCGAGTTCATGATATTTTCAGAAGTCTTAACATAATCGATATTTTTAATACGGCACAATTTAAAGCTGCTTCATTTGTAAGTGGCGGAGTAGGAACATTTTTAAGTCTGGTGTATGGGAAAACCAATCTTATCTGGATTTTTATCCTGATGATGGTAGTCGGTTTAGATTGGATTACAGGAAGTAAAGCTTCCAAGTTAGATGGATCATATTCATCAGCATATGGAGTAGAAGGCATCGCGCGTACCGTGGTGCTTTTTTTATTGCCATGTTTAGCTCACATGTTTGATATCGCTTTTAAATTACCAGATTTCTTTTTCTTCATGGTGACTGGTGGTTTAACATACCACATTTTCAACAGTTTCACTGCTAATTGCGTTCGTATCGGTTGGGATAGATGGATTCCGACATGGTTACTGGAAAGCGTAGCAAGTGAAATTGAAGCGAAAATAAAACGTTCTGATACAAGGAAACGGAGGAAATAACAATGCAAGAGAAATTCAAGAATTATGGATTGTGGGTAGCGTTATTCGCGCTATTAGGGATGGTATTAATGGATACCGTCCCTTATTTTGACTTAGGAAGATATCAAGAATACGTAGATATGATTCTATACATTCTGATTGCTGCAGGTGTTGTATCTAATCCTACAGCAGGTAAATGGTTTGCGGACAAACGAAACAAAGGAGCGGATAAATAATGGGTTATATTGTTGATATGTCTAAGTGGAATGGCAATCCTGATTGGGATACAGCAGCAAAACATCTAGATTTCGTTATTGCTCGAGTGCAAGATGGCTCTAACTATGTTGATCCGGTGTACAAATCTTACGTCGCTGCCATGAAAGCTCGTAATATCCCTTTTGGGAATTATGCATTCTGTCGTTTCGTTTCTGAAAATGATGCACGTATAGAAGCTCGAGACTTTTGGAATCGCGGAGACAAGAGTGCGACAGTCTGGGTTGCAGATGTTGAAGTAAAAACGATGAATGATATGAGAGCCGGTGCACAAGCTTTTATTGATGAATTACGCCGATTAGGCGCTCAAAAAGTTGGTTTATATGTTGGCCATCATATGTATGCTCCATTCGGAATGGCAAATGTGGTTGCTGACTTTGTATGGATTCCACGTTATGGTGGGAAGAAACCAGCATATCCATGCGATATTTGGCAATACACTGAAACAGGGAATGTACCTGGTATCGGTAAGTGTGATTTAAATGAATTAATTGGAAGCAAGCCGCTATCTTGGTTTACAGAAGCGAAGCAGTCAGAACAAACCGTTTCTAATGGCGGATATCAATATGTTAAATCTGGTGGGTTTGGCGTTTCATTGGTTCCAGAAGTATTAAATGCTATGGCAGAACGTGGAACTAAAGGGCAAGTCATTTCTGATCCATCAACTGGTATAGCGTACTTACAAACTGATGTATTACCCAATGCTGAATTAGATAAGATCACTTGGTGGATGGATACTCGACCAGATGGAAAGTGGTATTACGAGTATATTAAGAAGTAAACAACAAAAGCCGTCCTGCTGGGCGGCCTTTTTTCATTTTGTATCAACAATATCAATAAATTTCAACGTCATATTATTATAAAATGCATCCGTACAAATTATAGATTTATTCAACGGATCAATATCAATGACGGTCATATAGCTAGTAAGTAAAAATCCATCTTCATAATATGTAATCAATATTTCTTCTTCAGAAAGCAGCGAACATAATAGCATATTCTCAATACGTTCTTGTTCATCCTGGGTTAATGTAGGGCGTTCTACTTTTGTCTTGTCTTTAATTATCTCACGGATACCTGCGAATTGTTCTGGCATCGCTGCGAACGGAGTCCATTTAACCATTCCTCTTCCTTTTGGCATATTAGCGTTATTCATGCTTTATGTCCCCCTAACAATGTGTTTCTGTATCTTGCTGTTGCACTATTTGTATACGAAATTCCTCTTAATATGCTGTTCTTACCAAATTTAGTGCGTATTTCGTCCATTACTTTCGTTAGTTTCATTTCTTTTTCTCGTTGTATTACATTATCGAATAGTGAGATTTGTTCTTCGCCTTCATTAATTAAGTTAGTTAAAGAAACATTTATGGATCTAATGGGCTCCCCAGTATAGAACTCGTGTAAAAAATATGTACAAATCTTATATATATCCATTGTTAAATTGGTCGGTCGGTTCATAGTGTGAGTTTTTCTGAAGCCACCATTGTAATTTTTGCTATAACCAATGGAAAAGTGAATCGTTTGAGCTAGTTTGTTTTGTCTTCGCATTCGATAACAAACTTCTTCAATATGCTCCAGTAGAATAATCGGGAATTCTTCTATGGTGTAATCACGCATAAGTATTTGACTCTTACCAATAGAAGTAGTTGCTGGAACGTATTTTTCTGATATGCGGCTAAAATCTATTCCGTTACTATGTAAGTGCAATTCTTCGCCAATGACCCCGAAGCTTTGCTTTAAGTATTTGAGTGGGTATTGCGCTAAATCTCCGATTGAATGAATTCCTTTTCGGTTTAATTTCGCTTCTGTTTTACCCGAAATCCCCCAAAACTTACTGAGTGGTCGTATTGGCCATAATTTTATGGGTACATCTTCGTATTTCCAGTATGCTATGCAATCTTTCGTTTTCTTCGCTTCTACATCTAAGGCAACCTTGCTCATTAAAGGGTTAGGTCCAATTCCTATCGTGCATTCGATTCGAGTCTTAGCATATATTTCGCGCTTGAATTTCAAGGCAAACTCATACGGATCGTTAGCAAACAAATGAATACTATCCGTAATATCCATAAAAAACTCATCGATGGAATATTGATGAAAATCCTCAATAGGAACGTATTGTAGAGCCAACTTAGTGATGAAATTAGAACATTTTATGTAAGTGCTCATAATCGGGTTTACCACAAGGATATCTTTGCGACGTGGTATTTCGTATAATCTTGCCATTTTCTTAACACCCAACGCTTTTAATGGTGGAGTTGCAGCCAAAACAATTGAACCACTCCTATTCACATCACCGACTACAGCTAACTTCGTGTGAAGTGGGTCTAATCCCATTTTGATGCAACTGACTGAAGCATAGAAGCTACGAAGATCTACACATAAAACAATTCGATTTGGCAATATTGAATAGTCATACACCGTTATTCCCCCTAAATAACAGAACGTTAGTTCTTATTATATACGAATGTATGTTCTTTTATGAAGAGGTTTTTTCAAAAAAATAAAAAACTGGCCACGATTAGCCAGTTTTACATATCCCAAAAGTCATCTGCCTTCGCATTCGGTTTTACGTGACGAATGGCTTTTAATATCTTTTTCATAACAGTTGGACTAGGTATGTACTCTTTATCATTACATGCTTTAGAAACAGTAGGACGGCTTAACTTAGCAGTCTTTTCTAAATCATGTTGATTAAATCCGTTCCGATCCAAAAAATCACCTAGTTTTGTGCGTTTCTTTCCTCCAAACTTCCAAAACACGTTTATCCCTCCCGAACTTATTTTCAACATTCTCGTCAAAAACGTAAAAAAATATTCGCGTAAACCGTAAAAGTTTTTTACATATTGTCCAAGCTGTTCCCCATATGCTTTATCAAGGTCGCTACCAAAGTAACTAGCTTAACCGCTATCAAGGTAACTAGTATTTGTACTATCAAAGTAGCTATCAAGTTAGCTATCAAGGTAACGATATCAAGGTATTGGGGCGATAAACCTATGTATCATCAGGATTTTAAATTCTATTTATAAAGGGGAGAATGTAATGAACATCAAGATGTCATCAGAAGAAACTTGTGAGTATTGTAAATGTCTTTTATCTGATTGGTTGTTTTGGAGACTGAATGGAAAGAAGTATTGTTCAGAGTCTTGTGCAGAATGTGATAAATAATAAAAGGATGGTGGATTTATGTTTACAAGAAAACAAGTAATCCCTTTTCGTTCATTTATGGATGGTTCATACAAAGATAAAGTACCAAAAATAAGGAAATACAATTCTGTTAGTCCATTAGCGTTTCTTCATATGTCAGACCAAATGATAAATACTTACCTTGCGCTCGGAATTATGGGAACAGTTTTAATTGGGGCAGTAGTGCTGGAAAAATACCTAGTTAAAAATGACCATGTATCCGCTGCTAAACTTGTTAGTGAAGGGATTTATCACGGAACACGAATAGGCGGAGCGTGTCTAATTGGTTATGTATTTATCAGGCTCGTAATTATGTTTTGAGGGGTGAACATATGGGGATTGTTAAGGATTGGCTTAATAAACAAAGTTTGAAGCATCAACTTATGGAGGTATTTAGAAAAGCGGGTTTATATGTGGATCATCAAACACGTGGTGGGAAAGTGCCAATTTACCCAAAAATACATTCCGTTTCTTCTACAAAAGAAAATGTTCGATATGTATTTACCATTCCAAACGGTCTGGATCCAAAGACAATTGAAAAGAAATGGTTTTGCTTTCAACAAATATTAGGACGGAATGTAGCAATTGAAGGTGATATTAAAAAGTTTGTCCTCAATGTGTTTCATTCGGATGCTGGACTACAATCATGCAATTACAGTTATAAGAAATGGCAGCCGTTACTAAAACAGCATCGTCTACCTGTTGTGGTAGGTCGTGACCAATTCGGAAACATGATTGTATATGACATGGTTGATTCAAATACACCTCATTTACTCATAGCTGGAGAAACAGGGAGCGGTAAAAGTAGTATGGTACGTGTTGTTCTATCTACACTCATTCAATACATGTCCCCAGATAAATTAAACTTGTACCTGGGGGATTTAAAGAATTCAGAGTTTCATTTCTTGAGAAGAGTCAAACACGTAAAAGAGGTTTGTATGGAAGAAATAGAAATGAAGATCATGCTGCAGAAAGTGTGGAAGGAAATACGCGAACGAAGAAAGTTGATGGAAGAGTATGAAGTAGACCATATTGATGAATACAACAAATTGAATCCTGATAATCAGAAACCATATATCTTACTTGCTATTGATGAAGTAGCTATGTTGCAAGACGAAAAGGAATGTATGTCTACAATTGAAAAGATATCGGCAGTTGGCAGGGCACTGGGAGTCTTCCTTATGCTTTCTATGCAACGTCCTGATGCAAAAGTATTAGATGGTAAGTTAAAGCTGAATATGACCGTTAGAATGGGCTTTAAATGTGATAGTACAATTAACAGTAATATCATGGGTACACCTGGTTCAGAACACTTGGAGCAATCGGGCCAAATGATTTTAAAACTGAATGGATTAAAGAAAGTTCAAGCACCTTATTTAGAATTAAGTAAAGCGAAACAAATCGTTGAACCTTATCGCATTCCGAAGGAGGATATGAAGCTTCAGATTCCTCCGCAAGAAGATATTCAATTGTTTGGGGTGTTAGATTATGAAGAGTAGAGATAGAGCGATACTGGGCGATTTAAAACGTTTCAGATGTATGTCACGTGATGACATTATAGATTTGCATTTTCAAGGAGTGAAAAACGCAGTTACTTGCTGTAACACGGTGATGAAACGATTGAGAAGAGACGGTCATGTGGATGCCAATATCACACAGCAGCCATTTATATATTTCCCTCAACCTAGCACACTTCGAAAAACTAGCCAAAAGATTCCCCATTTTCTTGGTATCGTGGACGCATATAAACAGCTTATCCATTATGAAAAACCGAAACTATTTAAAGTTGAGCCAAAATACGGTAAAGAATTTATGGAACCTGATGCATTTACAATATGGCGCAGATCTCCATTCTTCATTGAAGTCCAGAAATCAGTTTACAGCAAGAAGGTTATGCAAGATAAGATAAACAGATATGAGTTATATTTCCACAGTCAGGAGTGGCACAACGAATCGTGGCAACCGAAAGGATCTAAATTTTTCCCATCAATCCTCATTATTACTGATAAGCAGTATGATATTAATTCTTCTAATTTACGTATCTTCCAAGCTTCTTCAATCAGCAATTTCATGGATAGTCTTATTGTAAAAACATAATAAGAAGCCCTATAAGTGGCTTCTTATTTGCAGGAATTCCTTCATTATCATGGAATACTGTTTCTAGGAGGTGTTGTGACGTTATGACGGACGAAATTGTTTATTCTGCAAGTGAAGTATACAAACGATTAGGAATAAGTGATAGCACCCTTAGAAAGTACATGGAAGTATTACAGCGCGAGGGATTTGCTGTAAAGAAAGATAATCGTGGCAGACGCCAGTACACAGACAATGACATTATGGTGATTGAGAAGTTAATTGAACTGAGTAAGCATGACGGTATGACGCTAGAAAAGGCAGCAAAGATGATTGCGCAGCAAATAGAGAAGGTTAATCCGGATCTGATTCAAGAAGATTCTGAGGAAACGGACTTAGTGCCATTCCACATTAAACAGCAACTACAGGAACAGTACAGCGTTATGGCGCAAGAAATGAATCAGAGTATGCTAGCAATGGAGAAACGATTGAGTGAGCAGGCAAGGCAAAGCAATGAGGAAATCAAAGCGAGTGTAGAAGCGCACAATGAACGAGTGGAAAAACGATTGGAAGCGCGGGATGAGACGCTTATGAAGACGCTACGTGAGATGCAGGAAACCAAGAGATTGATGCAGGAGTTTCAGGATGAGGTTGCTGCGGCGAAAGTGAAGAAGCCGTGGTGGAAGTTCTGGTGAGAACAAGGAGGTTCCCTTGCAAGAGTAGGGTTCCTCTCTGTCTTTGCTACCGATAATGATTCGCTTTGTTAAAGCTACTTTAAGTAAAACATTAGGAGGAACGTACTTATGTCTAATGAAGTTTTGCCTTTCACAGTAAGACTAGCTACTCCAGAAGATTTTTGGAATATATCAAATATAAACAAGCAAGTGCAACAGTTACATATAGAGGGAAGACCAGATATTTACTCTGATACTTCAGCTTCTTTGGATCAAAATGCATACGAAGAGTGGCTTAATGATAAAAACATAGAGATATTTGTAGTAGAGGACAATAATAAAGAGATTCTTGCTTACATAATTTTAGATATTAAAGAACCATCCGAAAATCCAAAGTTAGTTGAGCGAAAAGTACTCTTTATCCGCAATATTGGTGTAAGCGAAATAAGTCAAGGAACAGGAATAGGAAAAATATTAGTACAAAAAGTATTTGAGTATGCTAAAGAAATACAAGCAACAAGTGTAGAATTAAATGTTTTAGAATTTAACAAGAAGGCTATACGATTCTACGAAAAACTTGGATTTAAAACACAGAGTCGGCAAATGGAATTTGTATTACCTGATGCTTAAAACTATTTCCTATATCGATAATCGTGTAAATGAGCTAGTGGAGTAACCATTGGAAGTACGGGATGAGATTGCTGCATCGAAAGAGAAGAAAAAGTCGTGGTGGAAGTTTTGGTGAGAGTAAGGAGACCAGGTTAGTTGAATAAGGAATAATACCATTTTCTTCTATTTGGATATATAATTAATTTGTATTTTATATATAAGTGGGAGGAAATTTATGACTACAAATAAGGACTACATTCGTTATATTCGGGAAAAAGTAGGGCACGATTTAATATTTCTTAATTTTGCTGGAGGTATTGTTTATAACGAACGAAATGAAATCCTTTTACAAAAGAGGGGAGATAGAAATGAGTGGGGTCTTCCAGGTGGTGCTATGGAACTTGGAGAATCTCTTGAAGAAACCGCTAAACGAGAAATACTTGAGGAGACAGGATTAAATGTTGAAGTTGAACATCTTATAGGTGTCTACTCTAAATACTCTGGTGAGTTTCCGAACGGAGATAAAGCTCAGACTATCGTTCATTGTTTTCAATGCAAGCCAATTGATGGGGAACTTACTACAGACGGTATTGAAACTTTAGATTTAAAATACTTCCCAATAGACCAAATACCGAAATTATTTACAAAACTACACGAAGATGCCTTAGAAGATTGGCTTTCAAAAAGAAAAGGTGTATTTAGATAAAAAGACTTTCAAATTAATTATTCATAATATTTAACCAACTGGCGCTTTAATTGAACAAGAAAATAAAAACTTTTAACTTCCCCTAAAGATAATTATGTTAATGATCTAGTGGTGGAGGTTCCTGTAAGGACAAGAAGAGGAACGGATAAAAATAGAGTTGTAGAAATAGAAAGAGTGGATTCCTTCTAAGAGTAAGGATTCCCCTTTTTCATTGCTACTGATAATGATGCGTTATGTTAACTGCATATGTATAGAGTATACAGTCAAAAAAGCACAATACATCGCTTCTTCTAAATGGTACAATTAGGGAAAGAGGGGTGGAAGAATATGTATGATTACAAATTTGTGAAAGTCGAAATGGATGGATGGAAAGGGCAACCCAAAGAAGATTATAAGCGTATTATTATAGAACATGCTGAAGATGGTTGGGAATTTGTTCAAGTCCTTACTCTAACACTCACAGGATATACGACTTCTTTGGAGATTATCTTCAAACGAACCAAAGAACTTCTTTAAAAAACGAAAGAGGTTTGCCTTAAATAACATACAAAAAGAACTGGAGTATTTTGGAATCTAATAGTTCTCGATTTAACTTATAAGACAAATGAGCTAATATTAATCAACTCCCAATAACGAAAGTTATGTACATAAGATAGTGATTGTAGTAAGAGTATAACTACATAAAAAATAATCCCTACAAAAAGTAGGGATTATTTTTTATCAGAAACTATGTCATTTAGAATGTTCTGCTCATGTGCATTCAATTTATTAGCAATGTAGTAATCCAATATTTCATCAATAAGCTCATAATTTTTCATGTCTTTCATTGTGCAAATGGTCTTTATTTTATTAAGTGTTTCAGGCGATACTTTTATATTTTTTCTGTCTGCTGCTGACAATGAATTCTTTTTCTTTGTCGCAGGATTATCTTGAACAGGTGTCACAGTCACTAAGTATTTTTTATCCAAATTGACCACTCCTATTTAGTATATTATCCCAAACTATTAAAACTAATTTGCGTATCTTATGTAGAGAGAAAAGTGGAAATATAGAAATATCCCTATTTCTAAATAGGGATATTTCTATATTTTTAAATCTCTGTTAATAGCTTGAATTTTCTTTTCTGTTCAGGCGTTAGCTCATTTTCTACATAGCGATCTATAAGTAAATCGATGATTTCATAAGCGAATTTTGTGTTTGTAAGTTTCATTAATACTTCTAGTTCTTCTTTTGATTGATTAGAAATTTTAATGCTGCCTTGCTGATTTTTAAATTTCTTTTTTGATTCAGTTTTTTCGTTTCTTTTTTCTTTTCGAGTTACTTGTTTTTCTTCAGACTTAGGTTGAGAAGGAGTAACTGGAACCTCGTTATTTTCCACCGTAGCTTGTCCTTGCTCTGGTACATAAGGCTCAGTAGGTTCAAAGTTACTTTTCTTTCTACCTAATAAACCAGGAGTTCTCGCCATTTTAAACACCAACCTTCATTTTTTCAAACATATCAATACGAGATAATAATTCATCACTAATTGTTTCGTATAGTTCAATTACATTCATATCATGTCTATCTTTTTCAGTAATACCATTAACATCAAATCGTTTAATACGCTCCATTTGAGGGACGATGTTTTTGAATAGGTTTTCTTCACCGAAAATTTCACGAGCGTTTTCCATGATATATTCGTCAACCTTACCGTTGTTTTTTAATAAGACAGGAAGAATACCAACTACTTCAATATCAAGGTCATATTGCTCTTTTAACTTGATAAGCTCATTAACATAATTCTCAGCACCAGTAAGAGAACGTTCTTGTGTTTGTAGAGCGATTAGAACATAATCAGAAGCTACAACGGCGTTCTTTGTAACTTCTAATGACATTGGAGGAACATCGATAAATATGTAGTCGTATTTATGTTTTATCTTTTCAAGCAATCCTCTGAAGTAATGATCTTCTTCAGCTTCCGAAGAACAATTTTTATAAAGGAATTTTGCGAAGTCCTGGAAATCAACGTAAGAAGGAATTAAATATAAGTTATCCGTAATTTCTACTTCTAACCCATCCAAGTTCCCCTCTTGTATACCTTTCATTAATGTTTTTTCAACAGTAACGATTTCATCAGGATTAAGGATTGATTTAGTTAACATTAAAGATTTTGTTGCGTTACTTTGTGGATCAAGATCAACGAGTAATGTACGCTTACCTTTTTTAGCAAATTCATAAGAGTTCAATACAGCATTTGTGGTTTTACCGACTCCACCTTTGTAATTACCTACAGTAATTGTAATGGCCATTTTTAACACTCCAGTTATAATTTTTGAAATTTCCCTATATCCCTTTATAGAAATAGGGAAAAATAGAAATAGGGAAATAGGGATATTTCTAACTATAGAAATAGGGATATTTCTATATCTTTATGAAAATTATAACAATGATATTTGGGTTATGCAATAGAATCATAGTGTTAGTAATTAATAACAGAAACGTTGATATTAAAAGATTTTTCAGTTGTATGAAGTAGAGAAATTTAAGTAATAAATCTGATTTTTGGAATATG